GGGCCGACCTGTACGGGGCCAACCTGTCCAGGGCCAACCTGTCCGGGGCCGACCTGTCCGGGGCCAACCTGTCCGGGGCCAACCTGTCCGGGGCCACTTACAGCCAGGGCACTCTCTGGCCCGCGAACTTCGATTTCTCAAGCAAAGGGGCGGTGAAGATATGACCGCCGCCGAACTCACCCTCCACCTGCCAATCTGGCTCCCCTTCGCCTTCCTGACCCCCGCAGCCTTCTGGGCCGGCTACCCCCTCTATATCCGCCCCCACGTCGTCCACTGGCGCAAGAGGCGCAGGAACGCGCGGAGGTTGGGGATATGAGCGACGTCATGCTTGCCCTCGTTATGACGAGCTGCCAGCCCGTCGTTAGGGCCGAAGACAGCCTGGAAGATCGGTTCCGGGCCGCCATGAAGGAAGCCTCCAACCACTGGATGGTGCTGGACCGGGACGTGCAGTTCCGAGGTGCCATCGGTGCCGTGTACTCTGCGGCATCCGAACCCGAGAAGGCGCGGATCGACGTGGAACTAAAAGCGATGAAGGCCTTGAACGCCCTGCTAAGCGGCGTCCCCATCAACTTTGACGCGCTAGAACTCCCCCCTGATGAGGAGCGGCTCGGCCTAATCAGGATGTGGCAGGAGGTGATCGCATGATCCGTCGCCCGTCTCGCGGTGTCACCTCCATCGAGGTTCTGACCCTGCTAGCCCTGATCGCGGTCGTGGTGGTCATCATCGTTATCGCCTTCGGCGGCACCTCCTGGGCCGGTGGCCTGTCGCACCAGCCATGCCCAACGACCGTCCCGACCACCCTGGTCCTGACCACTACGACGGAGGTATCAACATCAACCTCGACTACAACTCCAAGTACAACACTTGGCGTGTCCCCTACGACGGTTGCTATGACGAGTACGACTTCGCCCCCAGTCGCGCCACCACCCACGAACTTCCCTCTGTATCCGCCTCCTGTGACGACGACGCTCGGCCCGACGGTTACGATCCCTCGACTGGTGACCACGACCTCACAGAGCCCCACAAGCACCTCTCAGACAACGTTAGGGACGACCACGACGCTGGCCCTCACTACGACCGTGGCCCCGACGACAACGATCACCGAGAGAGGGGTGCCCACAACGCAACCACGCAGCCAGACGTCGCTGTCCCCTCTCTCGGCCTCCACCACAACGACTGTGGGAAAGCAGGGTATGAAATACCCCCCGATCCCACACCCCACCACAACCGCGGCTCCGTCGCCTACCACGACGACGGCTCCCAAGCCGGTAGGGAGTGCAACGACCCAGGGGCCTCCGGCTACCCGGCCCCTGGTAACCACCACCACTCGGCCGGAAGTCACGACTCTCGGACCAAAGCCGCAGGTCACGACCACAACGGTGCCCGTAATTCCAAATACGCATTACGCATCGACCACCACCACGACGGTCCCTGTGGCCGCGGTACTCGCGTACACCGGCAGTGACTCAACCGAGATCGCAAGCTGGGGCGTGGCCCTCGTCCTTGTCGGCATGTTCTTGGTGGTGCTCAGCGCTGGACGTAGGGGGAGGCACGCGCGGTGATCTGCGACGCGAAGATCCGTCCGTTCACGGACGACACCGAACTCACCTGCGAGTGCCCCCACGTTGACGAGTTGGACGGGTCGTCTGAGCACCACTCAACCCTGCGGGACTACGCGTTCCCCGGTTCAGCGACGACGATCTACGCGTTCCCCGGTTCAGCGACGACGATCTACTGGGCCGAGGACGACCGCCGTAATTTTCGCGGCGAGTACCCAGGCCGATGCGACGCAGCTACGCCCACTTGGCCTGACGGTTTGCCGGGGGAGACTCGCCCCTGTGTGCTGCCGGCTGGTCATCGAGGGGGGCACGCGCGATGAGCAATCTCGGGAAAGTTCGGGTGGTTGACTTCCTGGGTCGTGCTCGCTACGTTGATCCGTTCGTAAAGATCGAGGACATTGGGAAGCAGCCCGACGCTATTGAGCTAGCGGCTCAGGCCTTGGAGTGGACGGCGGTCATGGAGGCCCTGGTAGTGATCCACGGCAAGCACCGCGCTGCCAAGAGGCTGGCCGAGATGGGATGCCCGATCCGGTTCCACGGGGAGGACACGGTTATCGTCCGGGGGCGTAGGGGGAGGCACGCGCGGTGAGCGCCGATCCGATTGGTATGTGGGTGGGTACCACGGACGCCTACGACACGGTGGACTGCTGTCACCTCCCACGCGTCCCTGAACCTGGCGAGGGGATCACCTACATCTGCCCCCGAGGTCACCGCTGGGAGTTCCGTCCGAACCCAGCCCCGAGGAGCTTCATGGCCGAACTTACGACCGTTCGGTACGCGCACGGTCAACCGGTCGGGCGTTGGGCCACCCTTGACCGCTGGCGGCGTTCCCTGCCCTTGTGTTGGTGGTTGCTCTACGACGCCTTGGTCGGGGTCGCCCTCCTCTTGGCTTGGTGGCACCCTTGGGCCGCCCTCATTGTTGGAATCCCGTGGCTGGGCATAGCGGCGTTCATCGACCTGATTGAGTACATGGTGAAGTCGGGTCGGGCTAGCGAGCGAGGAAGCGACCACGAGAGGAGGGAACGAGGATGAACCGTCAGTCCGTGCTCACGGTACGCAATGACCTGGAACTGCCGAGGCTCTGCGGGATGATCGCCGCAACCCTGGGGGCTCTGAGCACTCGTTCCTTCCTTTGGTGGCCGTCGTGACCTGGACGACTGGTGTCCCCCAGCTCGGCCGCCTTGCCTTTGAACTAGCGCCCGAGGTTTGGATGGCCTCGGCTCCTTGCCGTGGACGTACCGAGCCCTTTTTTGAACACGACGGGATCGACTTCCCGCGTGCAGCGTCCCAACACCGCGTCACGTACCCCGAGGCGCGTCGCATCTGTTCCACCTGTCCCTTCACGGGCCTCGACGGCCCCTGTCTCGCGTACGCTCTTGAGTCCCACGCTGATTGGGGTGTATGGGGGGGTCTAGATCCGGTTGAACGTCGCCAGCTTGTGCGAGAGCGCGAGCGCCGAGGGAACCGGGTGAGCGCATGACTTGGATGGCTGGCCGCCTTTTGGGTTTCGATACGGAAACGAGCGGAGTCTCTGTCACGACCGATGTGCCTGTGGCCTTTGCCCTGGTCGCCGTGGACAACGAGAAGGTCGTCAAGGTCCGCCATGGGCTCATTGACGCTGGCCGGGAGATCCCCGTTGAGGCAACCGCGGTCCACGGTATTACCACCGATGACATACGTGCCCGCGGCGGTTCATTAGAAGCGTCCCTCAAGGGGATCACCGACACCATCAACCAGTCCGTGACCATGGGCATCCCGATTGTCGGTAGCAACTGTGTCTTTGACCTCAGCCTAGTCAATGAGTGCTATCGGCGCGTGTTCGGCTACCCGTGGATCGGCGACGGCTGGGCAGGCAGAGTCATTGACGTGCTGGTCCTTGACCGGCACTGCGACAAGTTCAGGAAGGGCTCGAGAAAACTCACCGCCCTGGCCGAGCACTACAGCGTGAAGCTGGAGAACGCCCACACCGCGCGCTCCGACGCCGAAGCTGCCGTCCGTATTGCCATCGCCATTGGCAGAATCTTTCCCGAAGTAGGCAACGCCGACCCCGAACTGCTTACGCTGCTTTCCCAGAAGTGGCACCAGGAGTGGTTCGACAATTACGCGGACTACCTCCGCAAACAGGGCAAGGACGCCCTGGACCCCGCCGACCGCGACTGGCCAGTCCGAGGGCTGACCAAGGTCGCACTATGAAGCGAAAGAGAGATGACCATGACCCCCACTACCGCGACACACCTGAACGCCCCAAGAGGGGGTCGCGCCATCTTCAATGGGTGCTGGCAAATGGGAGGCGGGAGTGAGCACTGAGGCGTTGGGGGGCGCTGACGCTAGCAGCTCTAGCGGTGACGCCCTCGGCAACATTGACATCTGTGAACGCTGTGGCCAAGAGAACGATTGTGCTTGTGGAGTTTGTTGGGCCTGCCACTCCAAGGCTGGGGCCGATCGAGCTGCCGCCACCCCTGAGCCATCACCCCCTGATGGTTGGATCGACTACGACCCGGACGCGTACCACTACAAAGCCCCCGACACCTCCCACCCCTACTACCACGTCGACAACCACCTCTTTAGTGACGACGCGGAGCGTGCAGAGCGCGAGTACCGCAAGCGTCGGAGAGCAAGCCTCCGACGCGACCTCGACCAACACGCCTGACTGGAGCTGCATCCGAAATGCCGAAAGCCACGACGACTACAGCTCAGGGGGGGACGAACCATATGGGGGCGCGTACCAGTTCAGCGTCTCGACCTGGCAGTCTCTCGGCTTCGCTGGCGTCCCTAACGAGGCGGCTCCGGTGACCCAGGACCAAGCCGCTCTGGCTCTGTACGCCTACGACCTGAGGGCGTTCGGCAATCCATGGGAGGCGTGGCAGACAGCCCCGCTGTGTGGGCTATGAGCGGTTGGGGCTTCTCGGTCATAGGCGACCCCGCGACTCAAGGTTCCAAACGCGCATGGGTGAACCCAGCTAGTGGCCGCGCCCAGATGATCGAGCAGACCGCCCCGAAGATCAAGACGTGGCGCGGCGACATCAAAGACGCTGCCCCCTCAGGGCCCTGCTTAGACGGCCCTGTGGCCATGCACGTCGTGTTCACCCTTCGCCGGCCTAAGAGCGCCCGTAAGACCGATCTGGCGCCCTGTAAGACGCCCGATTGCGACAAGCTCCTCAGAGGCCTGTTAGACCCGATCGTCCAGTGCGGGCTCTTGGCCGACGATGCTCGGGTGGTGGAGTTCACGCGGCTCGCGAAGGTGTGGAGTGGCTACGACCGCGACGCCCTCAACACTCCCGGCGTCTTGGTCGCCGCCGTCGAAATGGAGGGCAACTGGGGCATAGAGCTGTACGAGTTCGTGCTCGCTCTACGCCCATCGCAGCAACAAGTAAGCTAGCTAAACCAACGAAAGGGAACGAACATGAAATTGTTTGAGTACGCAGTGTTCAAGGACGAGAAGAAGGACAAGGAAGGCAACGTCATCGACGGCGCGACGGTCCTGGTACCGCCCACGACCGTCCTGGCCAACGACGACAAGCAAGTAGGCATCCGCGCCGCGAAGGCGATCCCCGAAAAAGACATGGATGACTTGGATCGTATCCAGGTCGTGGTGCGCCCTTTCTGAGAGGGCTTCCCCCGCTGGCCAGCGTGGAGGAAGTGCAAGCGGCCCTCGGCGCGCCGTCACTCCAAGGAGTGAGACGTCAGTTCACCAGCGGACCCGTGCCTGACGCGGTCTACTCCGAAACCCTCTACGGGGCTATTCAGTCGCCCGCTTTTTACACCAACAGCGTTGCAACCACGTCGAACAGTTACAACCTCTCGGAGTTCGTCAACACCTCAAACTGAAGGGAACACACCATTGGCACGCACCAAGAAGAACGTGGACGCCCCTCTCGGCCTCCACAACGGCCTACCCATCCAGCGCAAGCGCGTGAAGATAACGAACACTGGCGACGGCCTGTCCCAAGCAATGACCATCACCCCGGTCGACGTGAAGGATGGCTCGGAGCACTACATCTCCATGCGGATCAAGCACACGAGGACGTACTTCGACAACGTGTTCAGCCAGGACGACCCGGACAACCTGATCGGCTTTGAGGAGATCCTTCAGTTCTCGGCCCAAGCCGCTGTCTTCGACGACCGCCCCGACGCGGCTGAGCAGGTCACCGCGATGGAGGAACGGCTCGAGGCCAAGGCCGCGAAGGAAGCCGCCGAGGCTGAGCGCAAGAAGCGCGAGGCAAAGGGTGAGTTCCAACTGATAAGGGGCGAGGGCGACGATGAGCCCGACGGCGAAGGTGGAGAGGACGACATCTAGCCGTGGAGCGCCTCCTAGTCAAGCCTGACCACCTGCGGCTGCTTAGCTCGGCCTACGTCGGGTGGGATGACTGCGAGTTCGGTGCGCCGGCGATCAACTGCAAGCGCCCTTACGGTAACTCCAACGTCGTGGAGGACATGGCCAGGATCTTGGGGTTCCCCATTGACGAGGAAGGCGACGTCTCTCCCGATGACACGGCCGAGCTGATCGAGCTTCACCGCCAGACGGAGGAAGTGCTCCAGATCATCCTCACGGCTCAGTCCTTTGACGTGCTGGGCGAGTACACAAGAGAGGCGGCGTGGCACCCGTGGCACAAGAGCTAGGGTTGCCACGCGGCGCGGCTACCGCGCTTCGTCAAGCAAAACGCTCTCACACGGCCATGAGACGCCACTCAGTCCGCGGCAACATCGAACCCGGCCCTGAGTACCTAGAGCACCGCAAGAGGTTCCTAGAGAGCCTGAGAGCCCTTAGCGGCCTCGGTGTGAAGCAGCAGGTGGTCGCCGACGAGTTAGGTGTGTCGCGGTCAGCGGTGAGCCAGTGGCTGGGGCAGGCATCGTGAAGCGGGTCCAACTCAGCCGAGCAAAGAACTGGCGCAAGCCCGAGGGCTGCATCGTGGTCGCCCGCCCGAGCCGGTGGGGCAACCCCTTCGTCCTCGGCCTAGCGGCGGTCATCCCTGGTGAGGTAGTTGACGTAGACCGACGCTTGGCTGTGGAGATGTACCGGTCCTGGCTTCGCCACAACAGACACCTTGACGTTACGCCGCTACGGGGTCACGACCTTGCTTGCTGGTGCCCCCTTGACCAGCCATGTCACGCCGACGTCCTCCTTGAATTGGCCAACTCGTGAGCCTGTTCAACCCGCTCGCCTACGACACGCGACCGATGGCCCCCGAGCCGGGACCACCTCGCAAGGACCGCGGTGAGCGCCTGTTCAGCACGGGCACCGAGGCAGCCGACTGGGAACGGTTCTGGTGTGGCCAGTGCGCGCGTGACCACGAGATGCACGCCGAGCGTGGCCCAGGCTGCCTCATCTACGCCGACGAGATGTTCGACAACGCCGAGCGCTTTGAGATAGTCGATGGGAGCGCAGAGCGGGGCTACACGATCCCGAGCCAAGTGGTCTGCAACGCGTTCGTGCAGTGCAATGAGTGCGAGGACGACCCCGCGCTACGTGCGACCAGGGACGACCCCACGCGCCTGATTACTTGGCGACAGTTCGCCGCCGAGGCTCGCGCGTCGTGTGGCCCCTTCTCGGCCGTCATTCCTTTTGAGGAGCAGGCGTCGTGAAGGCTCTCTCATTGTGGCAGCCGTGGGCCAGCCTCGTAGCCCTCAGTGTCAAGACGATTGAGACGCGGCACTGGGAGACGAAGTACCGCGGCCCCCTAGCCATCCATGCTGCCAAGCGTCGGGCGCAGTTCGCCGACATGAAACAGGTGGTCGGTGACCAGGTAGACGCTTGGGAGGCCTGGTACAAGGCTGGTTACGTGTCGGAGGACGGTGAGACGGACGACATGCCCTACGGCGCCGTCGTGGCTACCTGCGAGCTCCTGTACTGCGCCCCCGTCCTCATGCACTGCTCGTCCTCAGTGTGTGTCGTCCCAGAGAGTGACGGCCTGTGGCTCTACAACCCCGGCACTGGACGAGGGGCTGACATTGACAAGCAACGTCCCTTCGGAGACTTCACCCTTGGTCGGTACGCGTGGGTGCTGGGGAACATCAAGTTGGTTGACCCACCCGTGCCAGCGACCGGCCACCAAGGCCTATGGGAATGGGCCGCGTGACCAAGCCAACCACCCTCTCGTTCACCGAAGCCGAGCAGGCCCGTATCTTCGAGGCCGCCCGTATCCTGAACACCACCCAGGTCGAACTAATCAAGTGGGGCGCGCTCCAAGCCGCGGACGAGGTGATCGGCGTGAACAACGAGCTCGCCCAGGGTCGGTTGGGGGACGGGGTTAGGATCGCGGGGCAGTGAGCGCGCTGACCGATCGCGTACGTGCCCAGCAAGCGGGCGTACAGAGGCTGACCCCTGAGCAGATCAGAGAGGCCCTTGAGCGGCCGTTCAAGGAGCATGGCGACCACCCCTGGCACCAAATAGGGCGGTGCGTCTACTGCGGCCCCTGCGGCGTCAGGCTGTACCAAGGGACGATGCCGCCCGACCATGAGGTCTACAAGCGGCCATACCAACCAACGGCCGCCGATGAGATGCTCAAGCGCTGGGGGAAGCTGTGAGGGCACTCAAGGATCTGTGGGCCGACTCGCCCCCCCATGTGTTTATCATGGCCTTTGGTGTCGCCCTCGGGCTGGCCTTCGTGGTCAAGTGGTGCCTGTGAGCAAGCGCACCGACGACCTCGAGCGCCGCGTCAAGCGAGCCTGCGAGACGGCTGAACACCTCTTGGCACCCTGGGCCGGCAAAGGCACCCCTAGTGTCCTGTTCGAGTTCATGCGCCGCGGTGAGCAGCCCTTCGGAGCGGATGGGTATGCGTCGCGCTCAGCCCTGGACCCGAGCGGAGTGGGTGGCGGGAGCTCGGACATGACGAGCGTGGAGTCGGCCGCGAACAGTCGTATGCAGGATGTTTGCAAGCGCTGCGAGGGTTCGGGCAAGTTCCAAGGTCGCGCCAAGTGCAAGGCATGTGGAGGGAGTGGCAAGCGGTTCGCCGACCCGATAGGTGACGGGGTGACCGATGGGCTGCGCGAGCTGGGAGTAGCACTACGAGCCTTAGAAGTGGTGGGCGCAAAGATTGACCTCGTGATGGGTTCAGCGGCCCGGTTCGCCGGCCGGCAGAGCACCCTTACAAACTGCGAAGTGCCGTCGTGCTCGGCCGCCATCTCAGGTGTGGGCAATGACCGGAAGCGCTCGGGGTGCTGCCCTCGTTGCTTTTTACATCTGTCCACCTGGCGCTTGGTCCACCCGACCACCGGAGATCCCGGTGCCGACCGCCAAGCGTTCTACGCGTTCATGGCCGACTTCTTCCAACAGAAGGAGCTCAAGGCTCAGGCGCGCGCCGAGAAGGAGTCCCGCGAGATTGAGAGACTGCGCCGCAGAGGCGAGTTGCCGACAGCGAGGGCGCGATGAAAGAGCAGTATGACAACTTGATGGCATACTTCGATGGGGTACGGCCTGACCTCGCTGCCGACCCCATCGAGCGGGAAAGGGTGAGTCAAGCCCTGCGCCGCAATTTGAAGGCGTTTGACGATTTGGTGGAGGCGATCGACCAGGCCAAAGCCGATCCTCGTTGCTCGCGCACTCTTGGTAGTCGCCCCGAGTGGATGAGCCCTGACCAGTACAGCCCTTGTCGGTGTCGGCGCCGTAAGGACCACGATGGGCCGCACGCTTGTGAGCATGAGTACTCAGAGCTAGTGGAGCTTTCTACCGCCTAGCCCTCGTAACCGGGGTGAGGGGCCACCTGCTCAACCGTTCAACGTTTCGGGGAAGGTGGCCCGGCGGGAGTCCCCTTGCTTTTGGTGGAGACTTAGAGGCAGAGTCCTCCCCTACTTCTAGGAGAGAGCTTGCTTTTGGAGCCAGACTCCTCAGCTTCGCCCAACACGGTCGGGATATTGGCAGGTGGGCACCATGACTGGGCTCCCACCCGGACGCGCCTTGACTGGGAGGCCCCCTTACCATCGGGGTCAGGACCTGTGCGGCCTACTCGCCAGCGACTTTGAAGGGCTTCGCTGTTCCCTTGCGAACCCGTCTCGTGGGCTAGTGACGACTGTCTGCTACAGTGGCTCTCGGTTGTCGTGGTGACTACCATTGTGGCAGGTGCGGGCTGGTCACACGCGGACCAGCCCCCTGCTACTCCCAAGACCTCACAAGGTCATAGCTAGGGCTGAGAGCCATACGGCCACGCGCCGTCCGGGTAATCAAGCCAGCGGCCACCATCGGCCCTTCCCTGCTCTCTAGAGCGCTTTGGTCGAGTCCCACGGCCTGACTGAGCGCTGAGATGCCAATCGCCCGTCCTGCGAACACGGTGACCAGTGCGAGGATGATCCTTCGGTCTACCGCGTCCCACCCCGAGGGGTCGATGTCGAACGATTCCAAGGCCGCCGCGCAGTCTCCCGGTAGCACTGTCGATCGACCTTGGCAGGCCACCCAATCAAGGCACCGCTCCGACAGGTGGAGCGCGAGGCGCGGCGTGCCCTTGCACCTCTCGGCGATGGTCGTTGGCTCAGTTGAGGCGAACACCACGCCCTTGCGTGTCCACGCGTTGGCTACAACCTGGGCCAGCTCGGCCACGCTGTAGCTCTCCATTGACAACTTGACGCCAAAGCGGGCCCTGAAGGGCTCTGGGAGCTGTCCAGGGGCCGTTGTAGCGGCCACACAGACGAAAAAGGGGAGATGTGCTACGTGAGCCCTGGAATCGGCTCCTGAGCCCAACAGGAGGCTTACAGAGCGGTCCTCAAGGGCACCGTACAAAGTCTCCAAGACTGGCTTGGACGCGGCGTGTACTTCATCGATCAGCAGCACGTCGCCCACGGTGAGACGCAAGAGCACACCAATGAGGTCCTGGGGCCGGCGCAAGAGGGGGCCTTGGAGAACGTGCAGCTCCCCGCCGAACTCCTTCGCGATGACGTTGGCTATGGAGGTCTTGCCAAACCCGGGAGGCCCGTCGACCAATACGTGGGCCATGGGCACCCCACGCAATATTGACCCACGCATAACGGTTTTTAGTTGGGCCAGTAAGCTAGTTTGCCCGACCATTTCGCCCATAGTTTGAGGGCGGTTGAGGTTGGGCGGAGGTGGCAATGGGAGGGCGGTAATATTATTCGGCGCCCCCGGAGCCTTCCTAGGTTCGGGCCTTTGGGCTCCGGTGTGCGCGTGGTGGGTAGCGCGTAGAGCCGCGCCGATCATCGCGAGACCTTGCGCGGACGAAAGACGATGGCCCCGACGAGGACCGCGAACAGGATTAGGGCGCCGCCGGTCATAGCCCATAGCCCCAAGCGCTAAGCGGTTTGACCGGGCAGTCAGGCAGGGCCATGAACTCCTGCCAGTGGGTCTCGCAGTAGTGACCCGAGACGGTCTGCCGGCGAGTGCAGTCGGCGAACTCACAACGGAGCTGCCAGTCAGAAGTCCAGCGTAGGGGCTTAGGCTCGGCGGGTATCGCGCCGCCATCGTCGGCCCAGGTGTGCTCTTGTAGTTCAGTCATCGGTCCTCGTTTCGTAGGGGTTTGGGGTACAGCGCGCCTAGGCGCCGATCTGCGAGCGCACGCCTAGGCCGTACAGCTAGCCGAAGTTCGTAAAGTCACCCTCCCCGCGGTAGCTGTGAGCGCGTGGCGCTGGTGCGACGGTTCCCTCTTCGGTCACTACTACGTCGGGCTCGCCGATGTAACTCTGAATGATGACCGCGTGTTCGCTAGTCCACCCGTCGACGATCTCGCTGATGTTCTCGCTGCTCTCGCTCAGCTCGAGTTCTGCCTCATCCTTTGGGTGGATGGGCTTGTCAAGTACGGCGGCCGCTTCGTAACAAAAGCGCGCCGAGGTGGGCGCGTTGGCTAGGTCCATGTTGAAACATACGGGTACGGTTTCTAGGTCAAAGGTGCTGGTCTCGGCCATGGTGTGCCTTTCGTTCGTAGGGGTAAGGCTTAGTAACGGTCGGCGGCCGGCAACTTGGCCAGCTCGGCCCACCAGGGTAGGCAAACGTGGCCGAATAGGTGGTTCTGAAGTGCGCTAACAACCCGGCCGCAATGCTCGCACGTAAAGGCTTGGATTGCTAGGACTTGTCCGTGGTAGGTCTCGTTTGCCATATCTCTATTGTACGCTCGCTAGACGGAGATGTCAATAGATTGTGTGTACAGATAGGAAAGAGACATACGACGCCAGATACCGGGTACTTGATCAGCGACGATGCGCACGCTAACCTCTCGGCCCTAGTAGTGACTGGTGCGCCTAGAAGGTCTTCGCGATCTCGGCCGCCATGGTTCTTTGCCTTGTATGCGCCTTACAGCAGCCACAGCGCTTGAAGGGGTTCACAGACGTGCAGCGCACCGGCTAGGCGAAGCGAAACAAAGCAAGACACCAGAACGAAGACGGCAAGCACCGAGAACAGGCAAAACAGACGGCGCGCTGGGCCGACGGGCCTGTGACGTGCAGGAACGCATCACAACGTGCTCGTCTCTCCGGTAGTTAGCACTCTCGGCCCATAAACAGGCCGTGACCAGCGCAAACGCCGATCGGTCGAGCCAGATTCCCTCCTCGGCGAGCAAAAAGGGCCCGTGCTAAGGCACCGACATCCCGTGACGTGTGCGGGGGCCTTTCGGTAATACCTTGACACGGTAATACCAACCCTGTACGGTAATACCCATGCCTGACCCCTGCGCCATCTGGGACTGCCCCGCCCCCGGCGAGTACACCATCCAGTTCCGGGACGGCTACTGCCCGACGGTCTGCTCCGAGCATGAGGATGTCATCTGCGAAGTGGTCGGCCGGCACATCCAGCACGCCGCTCAGGACGACCCGATCCGAGACCACTGGCGACTGGAGGACGTTCGCCACATCCCGATCACTCGGGTCCAGGTATGAGGCAACCCGTCGTGACCCTGCGGATCGACCCCGAGGTTTGGGACAAGGTGAAGGCGGCAGCGGCTGAGGTCGACAAGTCCACCAGTGAGTGGGTTCGTGACGCCTGTGTCTCCAGCCTGAGCCGGCGCACCCTGAACGCCTCCCCTCCGGTCCAGTCGGCTCCTGTGCGACCACAGCGGCCTCAGACGAGCCCTGGGAGGGCCAAGCCCTCCGTCCGACAGTCCGCCCCCGTCAAGGACGCAGAGGCCCGTCTAGCTGAGGTCCGCCGTGAGCCGTGCCGGCATCCGTCCAACCGTCGGATCGGCGACGGGTGTGGAATGTGCGGAGAGATCGTGAAGGGGGCCAAGTGATGGCCTCCCCTCGCAGGGCTAAGGCCCGCAGAGATTTGTCCATGCCCGACCTGTCCCCCGCTGACCGGGAGGCCGTGGACCGCAGCATCGCTAGGTCCAAACCGACTGTGGCAGTCCCATCTCGAGTGGCTGGGGACAGGATGCCCGAAGTCACCCCTCGGTTCAAGGGGGCCAAGTGATGGCCAAGCTCCGCATCGTTGGTGCCGGTACGGTCGGCTACGGGTACAAGGTCGAGATCGATGGCGTGGAGCGCCCCGATGTCTTGAGGTGCGTCGTCTCTTGGGATGCCCAGGACTTCTGTAGGGCCGACGTGAGCCTGGCCATAGACGACCTTGACGTTGTGGCGGAACTGCAAGAGGCCGAGGCTGCGGAGATGGCCAAGCGTGCCGACCTCGTGTTCCGACCGTTTGGCCGGCCTAAGCCCGAGGCCAACGATGCCTGAAATCCTGAAGGCCCCCGTCTGGCTCGCTAAGCAGGGGTGGAGTGACGAGGAGTTCACGGAGATGAACGCGGCGTGGGTGAAGCACCAGGCGGAGCACCCCGACGAAGTTTTTGTTTGGCCCCCTATGCCCGAGGCGCAGTGATGGCCGAGGCCTTCGTCAATCACAACCCTGACCCCCTCCTGCATCTCTGGGGCCGCACTGGTCCGCGAGGGCGGGAGATCGGTGGCTCAGTAGCTCTCTGCGGTGTCGTCGTGCGAGAGCGTCGGGGCGGGTTCGACCGAGAGCACCCCAAAGCCTGCCCGAACTGCCTCGAGGCCCTGGACGCTGGGTACAGCTATGAGGAGTACTCAGCCATCCGGGGACAGCGCACCAAGCAGCGCATGGAGTCGGGCGACTTCCGAGGGTTCGTTTGCCGGGAGGAGGACATCCGTGGTTAGCCGCATCTCCCACCTCACCTGTACCTCCTGCGGCACGGACCAACGCGTCAAGATCGAACAAACCGAGGGCGGCGAGCTCTGCTCCCCCTGTAACGCGTGCGGGGGCCGGGGCTTCGCTGCTTGGCCGAGGCTCGAGATGCCCACCGCGCCGGTCTTCGACTTCGCCGAGGTCCCCACCGAACGCCTCAACGAGTTCCTGCGGGCGGTCTTTGGGGAGTACAAGGACGACGAATGAGCCAGGGCATCTATACTCCGTGCCTCCACGGCTTTGAGCCCAAGGTCTGCCCGACGTGCCAAGAGCCGATCCTCCGCTACCAGTCAGTAGCCGACGCCCGACGTTTGGCCAAGGCGCTTGAAGTAGTAGAGGCGGCGCGAGGCTTCAAGCAGGCCTGCGAGGATTTCTGGCGCGGTATTGAACCGGGTGTCCGTGCCCACGCGGACGACCTCGCTGATATCGTCACCCGACGCCGAGATGCGATCTTCGCCGCTCTGGCTGCCTTCGATGAGGCCACCAAGTGACTGTCACCGTTGCCTTGATCCGCCTCGGCTGGGCGCTCCTGCTCGGCTACGGCGTCCTTTGGATGGTCCGCGACGAGTGGCGGATGGATAGGCGGGACCGGTGAACCCCGAGTCCGTGGAGGGCCTCCAAGCCAATCTCCAGCGCATTGAGATCGCCGCCATCCAGGGCGATGACGTGGTCATCCTTCACTTCCCTGACACCGTGACCCCCTTAGAGGCCGTTGAGTGGCGTGAGGTGTTCTCCCAGTTGACGGGGATCACCAACCGGGTCGTGGCCTTCGTCGGAGATGTCCGGGTCGAAGTCAAGCGCCCTGAGCCGGGGCAGTGAGGGTTTCTGCTGCTTCTCCTCGCGACCGCTACTGGAGCCGAGCAGCGTCAGGTAGCAGTCTCGGCTCGGGGTACTGAGTGGCCCCTCACAAGCGCCGTCCCCGCTGTGCCATCTGCGGCGAGGACGACCCCGACCTCAAGCTCCACCGCCTCGTAGTCGTCGCTGACGGCAAGCTCAAGGTCCGCAGAAGGCTCTGTACCGGCTGCTTGGCGATCATCCTGGTTTCGATCGACAACACGGTTGGCCGCAAACGACAAGGGTAGGTACTCACCATGATCCTCGCCACGCTCACCGCCGCCAACTTGAGCCTCGCTCAGGTCTGCTTCCTCCTGGCTGCCTTCACCTGCGTCATCGCCGCCATCCTCGGCCTCAGTACCTACGGTCGTGCCAACTTCTGGGCGACCGGGGTCCTCCTAGTGCTGGTCTTGTTCCTGGTCAGCGTCGGCCTACTGTTCGCGTTCTGAGGCTGACGTGCTTCTTCTTTTCGTGCTCATCCTGCTCTTGGTCCTGTTCGGTGTCGGCTCCGTCGCCATCAGCCCCCTGCTGTGGATCTTGGTCGTGATAGTCGCCGCTGTCATCATCTACAACCTGGTCCGAAGATAGAAAGGTCGCCATGATCCTGCCCGCCGTCCCCCAGTTCAACTCCCCCGACGTCCCGGCCCCCCTCGACGCCAACCAGACTCAGTTCGTCGTGACCGAGGACGATGAGCACGAGCGCCAAGAAGCCGCCGCGAGCGCCATCGCCGCTTATGTCGCGGGCGACCCTCCTGCCGGCATCTGGGCCGTCCAAGGCGACGGTGTCCTGAACTGGATACCCGCCAACCAAGTCTGAGATGCTTGACAGCCCGGCTGAGGCCGTGGCAAGATCACAGGTGATAGCGGTGTGGAGTAGTGGCAACTCGTTGGGCTCATAACCCTGAGTCTCAGGTTCGATTCCTGGCCCCCGCCACCACAACAGAACCCCAATGAAGGCCCGTAGTACCCGTTGATGTTCCGAACCGTGGGAGTCCCGCCGAGGCCTCGTAGAGCCAATATGCGGGCCGGTTGCCTGAACCGTAAAGACGGCCGGTGAAGGATGGAGGGTGGGCCACCTGCTAAATGGGCTCGGCTTTGCCGGGTCGGCGGTGTCGGGGGGAAGCCCTACCCTTCCCCCCGCACAGCCTTACTTCGCCAGGCTCACCAGCGCCGTCACGAACAGCGCGCACCCCTGTAGCCCCAGCACCCACCCCACCACGCTCTTGTAGGCCGGGTTGCGCCACCAGGGCAGGAACAGAGCGGTGAGGCCCCAATATATAAAGGCCAACCAGTAGTGCCCAGCGGCGGCGGCCATGAAGCTGGCGAGGAACACCCCGAGCAGGAACAACGGGTAGAGCAGCACGAGAAGGCCGGCGTAGAGGATCATGGCTCACCCAGCGAGTTAGCGAGGATGGCTTGGCCGATCATGTCGGGTAGCCTCCCGCCTTCTGGCTCGCACCCCCAAGGGCACGGCATCCCTTCCACAGCCCCCCATAGCCGACAGACCGTGGGGCGCACGTCGTAGACGGTGCAACGCCCATCCTTCAAGGCTGGGCAGTCAAAGTCCCCACCCAGGAGAATGGTGGTGACCGCCTCAGCGATAGGAGCTAGCTGTATACCCCTCGCGGCGAGCAGGGCTTTCTCTTGAGGACTGGCGTCGATGGGGCCGCAGGACTCAGCGCAGAGGCCCTTGCAGACCATTGGCGGGATCTTGGACCAAGCGACAGGCCCGCTCATTTCGCCACCTTCTTCGGCAGCTTCCACCCAGTCTCGCTCTTGATGGCCCCGCAGGTACACAGGGTCGCGAACTGCATCTTGCGCTGGCGGAACTCCTCGTGCTTGCACTTCTCAGGGTCCACCGGAGCCCCCGCTGCCTTCCTGAGCCGCTTTGCAACGGGCTCGCGCACAGGTCGGGGGATGTTCACCTCGGGCACTATGGCTCGCGCGGTCTTAGCCACGGCCCTCCGGGGGAGCGGGTTGCTCATGTGCGACAGGGCGCTCCGCACGGCCATATGAACTTCGTGGGTGATCGCCTTGGTTGCCGCGGCGCGGACTGCATCCCAGGTCTCTTTGTCCATCGTGGCCGCGTAGCCCTCGCGCTGGGCATGGCTCAGAGGTTCGATGGTCCCCGAGGTAAGCGCGGTCAGGTAGTCGATGATGAGGCCTGACACCGTGGTCTCGGTCTTGCGTGCTATCTCGTCGGCCGCTTTCCACAGGTCGTCGGAGCAGCGGAAGTGGCGGTAGGGGGTGGGCATCAGTCGGCCGCTTCCAGGGCCTCAAGGGCGACCTCAAATGGGGTGTAGGCCACGCTCGCTAGGCCCGCGAGCACCTTGGCGGCATCAACGACTGCCAGCAGCAGCGCTAGGTCAGTAGGGGCGTGGGCGATCAGGTCCGCGTCGGGGCCTGGCGACTCCTCGTTTACCTGAGCAACCCAGATTTCCTCGGAGTGGGAACCCAGACGTGCCATGATCTCGGTTCCGAATGGGCCTTCCGAACCCACCGGCTTTGTGGTCTCCCCCTGCCACCACGGACCTTGGGTGGCGTCGCTTATCCTCTGTTTGATGCTCTCAATGCTCATGGGTTCCCTTTCGTAGTCGTGTTTACACGGTACGTCCGCTCGCAGCTTTTGTCAACACACCGGAGGACCGGATGGGAACTGTGATGGTAGAGACGGTCGATGGACGCCGCATGAGGATCGAGAACGGCGTGGTGAAGTCGTGGGGCGACGGTGGGCCACCGCGTTCGTTCGGGGTCGGCAACAAGTCCGCGGCCATCAGGCACGGTGCGTACTCCGACGCCATAGTCGCTGAGCACGCAACGCAGGTCATGGAGGAACTCGTAGGTCTTTACCCCCAGGTCGCCTTCATGCCGGCGCGCGCGATCGAGCGGTACTGCTTGGCCGAGGCTCGGCTGGACATGATGTACGAGGCTATGTCGCAGAGCTTTGAACAGGTCGGCGTCTTGGAGACCATGAAGGAGACCCCTACCTTGATGGCCGAGATCGCCAAGTCGGAGCAGATCTCGCTCAACTACGCCAAGGAACTCGGCCTGACCGTTGCAGCCTGGGCCTCCATCGCCAAGAACATGGGCTTTGCCAGGCACTTCGGCAACGAGAACCTGGACAAGCTCACCAGTGACGGCCGGCGCATCCGCGAGGCCCAAGGTCGTCCGGTAGGTGAGTAGCAAGGCGCTCGACAGGATGTGGGCCCTTCGTCTTGAGGACGGACGGTGCTGGGGCGAGGCTGCTGCCCCGTTCCAAGTCGAGGACGCCGAGGCGATCTTCTCGGACCAACGACCGAACTGGCACTTCCTCACGAGACCCCGTGGTGGCTCCAAGTCGACGGACATGGCGGCGATCGCCCTGTCCTGGTTGACCACCGACGCCCCCCCAATGTCCAACGGGCACGTCGTCGCTGCCTCGACCGATCAGGCCGCGATCGTCATCGACGCGGCTGCTGGGTTCGTAGCGCGCACCCCTGAGCTTGACGGCGCCGTCATCGTCGAGTCACAGAAGCTCCGCGCTCCCAACGGCGCGTGGGTAGAGGTCTTGGCCCAGTCCGACTCAGGGGCCTGGGGCCTCCGTGACGCCCACTTGTTAGTCGCTGACGAGTTCTGCCAGTGGCCCGAGACGCGGGGCGCTAAGCGAGTCTGGACGGCCCTCTACACAGCCGCTCCGAAGGTGCAGGGCTGCAAGCTGGTCATCCTGACCTCCGCGGGTGAGCCGTCGCACTGGTCCCACGAGATCTACGAGAAGTGCAAGGGCGACCCCCTCTGGCGCGTCTCCGAGGCTCCCGGCCCCGTCCCTTGGCTGGCCCCCGAGGAACTCGCCTCGCTCAAGTGGCAGCTCCGTCCCTCCGAGTACGAACGTCTAGTTCTCAACCTGTGGTCGGAGGACGAAGACAGGGCAGTCTCCGAAGAGGACTGGGACTTCGCCGCGCAGGAGTACAAGAGCCTCCTGCCTCGGCACGGCACGAACTACATAATGACCGTCGACCTCGGCATCCTGAACGACGCCACGGTTATGGTTGTGGCCCACAAAGAACCCATTGACCCTCTTCACAGGCTCGGGCCGCAAAGGGTCGTGATCGACCACCTCGAGCGCTGGAAGGGCTCCAAGAAGGCCCCGATCCGAGTCTCTGCTGTAGAGGATTGGCTCGTGGAGCACTCGCCCGATTGGTTCCGCTGCCCTGTCTACGCCGACCCCTCTCAGTTCCGAGGCTCCATCCAGAACCTCAACCTCCGCGGGGTGCGCGCCAAGGAGTGGAACTTCACCGCCACCTCTGTCGGCGAGGTCGCGACTGCTTTGGTCCAGACGTTCCGCAACCGCCAGATCTACGTCCCGAACGACCCGCAACTGAAGGACGAGCTCCTGAAAGTCAGGCTGCGGGAAAGCTCCCCCGGTGTCACCCGCTTGGACCACGACCGCGGCGCGCACGACGACCAAGCTGTAGCTATAGGGATGGCCTGCCGCATCCTCTTAGGTGACGGGACTGGGCTCGGACATAGCTGGCTGGACTACATGAAGACCAAACAGGCCGCCCAGGAGGCCAACCCGCAACCGCCCGCCCAGCGCCCATTGCCCTCTTTGATCGGCCAGGGGGCCTCGGTTATCCCAGCTCGCGCTTGCAAGCACCGTTACTGGCCTGATGGCCGCTGCGTCAACTGTGGGACCACTCACGAAGAGGTCATTGCCATGGAACACGAGAGGACCCTCAAACTGGCAGCGGCGGGACGGTAGTGGCGCTCAGTTTGCGCCGTCGGCGCGCGCTCAAGCCCGAGCCCATGGCCGACGACCTCGTTGTCCGTAAGGCCACTGAGGCGGTCGCTAAGGCCTTCCTGACCGGTAACGCGGCCAAGATGCCAGGGACCTCGTGGAGCAATCAAGGCACGATCAACAACGCCCTGTTGGCTCGGGTCACGCAGAACCTCGCATCCTCTTTCGGCCGCGCGCCCGAAGAGCTAGAGGCATCTCTAGCCGAGCACGGCCTGTCCTGGGGTCCCCCCTTCCCTCCTGGCAGGCCGCTCGACCCCTTCTGGGGCTACCGCCGTCCTCCGCGGACTTGGGACTACTCCGTCGGGGAGAACGTCCAGCTCACCCCGCGCTGGAACCGCATCTCCTTCGGCACGCTCAAGGCGATCATCGACTCGTACTATGCGGCGCAGATCGCGGTACGCCACCTCATCAACGACGTTCGCTCGCTGGACTACCAGTTCATCCCGCCGCAGAACGTCCTTGAGGACGCCACCGAGGACATCGCCAAGGCCGAGGAGTTCATGGCCTCCCCGGACAAGCGCCAGCCCTTCAGGACTTGGCTCGCGGAATGGCTACAGGATGTCCTCCGTTACGACGCCGGCTCGCTCTATATCCGCCGCAACGAGGCTGGGGACCCGATAGCCCTTGAAGTGATCTCGGGCGCGACCCTGATCCCCTTGGTGGACTTCTTCGGTCGGCCCCCCGCCGACGAGGACGACACCAACGCGACTCCCGAGGGTATCTGGGAAGGCGATACGGTCCCCGCCTTCGTGCAGATCATCGAAGGCCTGCCTTGGGTCTGGCTCACCGCCGACGACATCATCTACCAGCGGTTGAACCCTCTCCCCGAGAGCCAGTACGGCCTCGCCCCGATGGAAGCCGTGCTGATCCAGGCCAACACGGACATCCGCTTCCAGTGGCACTTCCTCCAGTACTTCACCGAAGGCACGATCCCCGCGGGCTTCATGGAGGCCCCGCCCGACCTGTCCGACCCGATCCAGGTACAGGAGTGGCAGGAGACTTGGGACGCGGTGATGCTGGGCGACCAGTCCAAGCTCAACCAGATCCGCTGGGTCCCCGGTGGGGCGAAGTTCACCGAGATCAAGCCGACCGTCTTTGACAAGGAGTTCCCGCTCTACCTCATGCGCTGCACTGCGGCGGCCTTCGGAGTCACCGCCAACGACTTGGGCTTCACCGAAGATGTCAACCGCGCCACTGGTGAGGTGCAGGTCGACGTGCAGTTCCGAGTCGGCACGCTCCCCGTGGTCCGCTTCGTCGAGGACGTCATCAACCAGTTCCTCTTGGAGAACCTCAAGCTCCGGGCGCGCATCCAGTTCGACACTGGGCAAGGCACGCAGCACCGCCTCGAGGTGGCCCAGGCGAACGACCTCTACATCAAGAACGGGACCCTCTCCAACGACGAGGTGCGTATGACCCTCGGCAAGCGGATCAGCCGTGAAATCCCCTCCCCGCGCTTCGTAGACAACACCCGCGGCGGCCCCATCCCCCTCTTGGCGATCCACTCCCTCGCTGGCAAGGTCGACCCCACAACTTATGGTCCTGCCCAAGAGCAGCAGTTCATCGACCACCCATTCCTGTCTGCGCCTGGCACTTTGCCGGTCGTCGGCAGTCAGGACTACAAGGACGCGCAGAACTCGACGGCGCAGATGCAGACGAACATGGCGATCGAGAACGCCGACCCGCGCTCTGCCCAGCAGTTCCGCCCAGCGATGCAACCCCCGCCGATCACCAAGCCCGCGACAGGCGACGGCCCGACCCAGCCGAAGAACGCCCAGAAGGACGCCCTCGGCGAGGCCTACGAACTGATCGACGCCCTCTTGGACCGCATGGGCGTCTCCAAGGACGGGACCTCGATCGACAACACCGGGGGACCGGGTGTCACGCGTGGGTTCTCCAACCCCACGACGGTCACTGGTGGCCTCATGGTGGACACCGGCATCCAAGGGGTCGACCTCCAAGGGCCGAAGCTCAAGAAGGACCCCGAGGACGACGACGAGGAAGTCGAGAAGTCCCTCGTGCTGCGCAAGTGGCGCGAGAACTCCCTGAACCGCGTCAAGAAGGGCCTCCCGCCCCGGCCCTTCCCTGACATGCCTTTTGAGTGGGCCAACCCCGTTTGGGAGCGCCTACAGAGCGCTAAGACGCGAGAGGAAGTGATCGCGGCCTTCTCGCACAGTGCGGGAAAAGTAGCGGCCCCGACGGGGGCCTGAACCGAGAGGCCGCAGGCATCCTCGTGCAAGCCGAGGACACTGGCCGTGTACTGTTGGTCCAGCGGTTGCCCGACAAGCACGACGAGGACGAAGCGTATGCCAGGTGGGAGTTCCCAGGAGGCCGGCTTGACGACTCCGACGCTTCCGTCTGGGCTGGCGCTGTCCGAGAGTTTGAGGAAGAAACTGGATGCCCTCTCCCTGCCAGCGTGGAGCCTTCCGGTGGATGGACCAGTGACGATGGAGTCTACGAGGGCTTTGTTCTTCAAGTGGCCCGAGAGTCAATGCTTGTACCGCACCCTCAACCCGACGAAATCTCCCGCGTCCAGTGGTGGGACCCCGCCGACCTAGACGACCCCCGCATCCGCGAGAAGGTTACTGAGCAGCTGGGCGACATCAAGCCCCTCCTGAAGTCGTTCCACCGCCACACCGACGCGATCCTGGCCCACTACACCCCCCTGATCCAAGACTCGATGGCCCAGATCATCGAAGGCGACACCGTCCGTCATGCGATCCGCGCCGCGTACACCTCGGTCCACAAGGCCACAGCGGGCACGCACAGCAAGCGATCGGGGATGGTGTCTCTTGATGTGCCCGCTGGCCTTATCCCCGTCATGGCGGGGGGAGTGCCAGATCAGCACATAACGGTCGTGTTCCTCGGGAGCGACGTGGGGGACGCCACGTTCGCCGCCGTGTGCGCCCTAGCGGAGACGGTCGCTGCGTCGGTCTCTGGTCCGGTGAGCGGCACTATCGGTGGTCTCGGGACCTTCCCTCCCTCGGAGAGCAGTGATTGGCTGGTGCCTGTCTGGGCTAAGCCTGAGATCGTTGGTATCGCCCAGTTGCGGGCCCCGTTTGAGCCGTGGAACGCCAGCCAGCACAAGGACTTCCACCCGCACATGACATTGGCGTACCTTGACCCTGACGAACCGCTCCCCGCTCCCGTGCCGCCTACTCCCGTGACGTTCACTCATCTTTCGGTTCACAGGGGCGACGAGGTAGTTCGGTTCCCGTTCGGCGGCGCTGTTAAGGCGATGACCCCGACCGCGCCGGGCTCGCAGAACACCCCGAAGTACCAGCGCCAGTTGCAAGCCCTGATCAGTTCTCCCCAAACCGTCATAGGCGCAGCAGGGGTAGGTGCCGGCGCTGCCCTGGCGGGACCGGCCTTAGCAACCGCTGGCGGGGTGGGTAGCGCCGTCCTCGCCCTCTTGAACGCACAGTTAAAGCTAGGGGCGCTCACGGCCGTTCTGACGGCTCTGTACGGCGATGCACTCCTTCAAGGCGCTTACGAGGCCTCACAGGCCTCTGGGAAGCCCCTACCGCCATTGGGGCTTCCCGAGGGCTACTGGGACCAGTGGGTGCCGGGGCACAACGACCTCGCCGCCCAGCTCCCCGGTGGCACGCTCCAAGAACTGCTCGCGGCCCAAGGCGTCACGATCCGAGGGATCTCTGAGACGCAGTTGAACCGTATCGCCGACGCCATTGCCGAGGCAGTGCGCGATGGAGTCCCAATGAAAACCACGGTCGTAAAGATCGAAGCCATCATTGGAGACGCCGCTCGAGCCCAACTGATTGCGTCCACCGAGTACGCGAGGGCTGTGACGGCGGCTAGGCGGGCGTTCTACCGTGCCAACCACATAGGCATGGTGGCCTGGATCGCCCACCCGGACGCGTGTGAACTGTGCAAAGAAAACGAGGCCGTGTCGCCTAGGGCACTTAGGGACTCGTGGCCGAACGGAGAGCCACCGGTCCACCCTGCTTGCCGGTGTGTTCTGGCGCCTGCTCCGTAGCCTTCCTGAGCAACCTCAGGACGTACTCGGCGTCGTTGTAAGAGCCGAAGTGCCCGATGGTGGTCCAAGCGTCCTCAGGTTGCCACCGCATCAAGAGGTCGCGGCCGGTTCCGGCGACCGCTTCTAGGTCAAACTGGGGCTGGGTCATCAGTCGTCGTCCCGAGGACCGCGCACGCGCTCGATGGTCACCCGGTACTCCCGGCCCTCTTGGACGTAGTTCATGGCCGCGGGGTTCTCGACGGTCAGGGTGAACTCGCCGGAAGGGCTCGCTTGGGCAAACTGTCGGTTCTCGTGCTCAGGGTCCGTCGAATAGACCGGGCTCATCTTCCAAACGGCCTGCGATGCCTTGGTCGTCTCCACCCGAGTATGGGTGGCTCCTTTGAGCCAGAAGGGAAGGTCCGCTGGATTGGCGATTGCCTGGGCCCCTTCCTCGTCAGGCTCGCAGGCGACGCGCATCCCATAGCTGCGCCTGGTCACTTCGTAGCATCTCATCTTGGCGACTACTGCCATTCCAACCTCCTAATGGTGGGTTTTGATACTTGCGGGCGGTAGTCTATACCTTAGGAGGTCCCATTGCTGATCTGCCTCGATTTGGATGGGACGATCGGTGCGGCCCCTGAGTTTTACAAAGCGCTCATGGAGGGTCTACAGGCAGCTGGCTGCGAGGTCCACATCCTCACCGGCTCCCCCGGTGTCGCCTCCCAAGAAGAACTCGACGCCAAGAAGGCCCAGCTGGACGCTCTTGGGGTTGGGGACTGCTACGACAAACTCGTGGTCGTCTCGGGCCCTGAGAAGGACGTGGCAACTGGGAAGGTCGCCTACATGGGCCACGTCGGGGCCACGGCCTTGGTGGACAACGAGAAGCGAAATGTGAAGGCGGCGCGCAAGGGCGGCTTTCTGGCCTTACGACACCTAGAGCCGAAGCACTAAGGTCGTGTCAAGCTAGCTTACACGGAGGCCCCATGCCCGACATCGCCCTAGTGGTCATCACCGACGGTCGGCGGGAGTTCCTCCGTGAGACGATCGCCAGCCTCCGAGAAAACGCGGGGCCCTTTGAGGAAGGGTTCATCGTGGACGACTCGGGTGATGAGGAGTACGGCGAGTGGCTTGACAACGAGTACTTCCCTCGATTCAGGGTCCTGCATCACACGGAGCGCCGAGGTTGCAGTGCGGCGGTTCGCACTGGCTGGGAGCACGCCTCAGAGCATGAGTACATCTGGCACGCCGAGGACGACTTCATTTACAGACGGGTCGTTCCCTTGGGCCGCATGGTGGCGATTCTGGATGACCATCCCTACCTCGCCCAGCTAGCCCTCAAGCGCGGTCCCCACGGCCCCGTCGAACTCGCCGTAGGCGACCTCATGGCGGTCGAACTGGACCGCTGGGAGGACCACGAGGGCTTCTGCGACACCGACCTGATCTTCACCTTCAACCCCTGCCTGATCCCCAGAGATGTCATAGCGGTAGCCCTGGCCGATCCGTCGCCCCGGACTGAGCCCAACGTCACGACCTCCCTCTTGGCGAAGGGCTACCGCTTTGGCTACCTCGGCCAAACGACCGATCCTCCGCGCGTCCACCACATCGGGGAGCGGCGTATGGAAGGCTGGCTGCCGTGATCAACCTTATGGCCCCCTTCTTCAGCAAGAGCCGCGGCGAGTGGGGGCAGATTGACTGGACCTCTAGCGGCATTGCCGGGATGAACCTTTTGCTCGATCTCAACGCTGGGGTTGATCCTGGCGTGGCTATCAAGCGTTTTGAGGAACGGCGACCAGCGTGATCGCCGGCATCTGCCACGTCAAGAACGAGATCGACATCGTAGAGCTCGTGATCCGCCACACCCTCGCGGAAGGGGTGGACCACCTGTGGGTGCAGGATCACATGAGCACCGATGGGACCTGGGACCTGCTTCAGGAATACGCGAAGGAATATCCCATCACCCTTTTGCGCGATGAGATTCCAGTGTTCTACCAACCGGAGAGGATGAACGCACTCGCTCGGATGGCCTATGTGAGTGGCGCAGAGTGGGTGCTGCCCTTTGATGCTGACGAGTTCTTCTACGCCCCCAGCGGGCGCACAGTGGCCGCAGAACTGGCTCTGGAGGACCTCTCGACGTTGAAGTTGTTCTGCCGGTCGTGGAGGTACCTCGACTTCAGTCGACGGGACGTGACTCCTCAGCGCTCCAAGGTTGTGTTCCGGGCAGCACCCGGGGCGCGACTCGTCGCTGGTAACCATGACGTGACCCTCCCCGATGGGACTGAGCATGTCTTGGAGGTCGCCCACTACCAGTACCGCTCCCTAGAGCAGTTCATCCGCAAGGTCCGCGGGCTTGAGGCCTACCAGTCCTTGTTCCCCACCCAGGGCCGCCCTCCCTGGCTCGACCTCACCGACGAGGAACTAGCCGTCGAGTGGGACAAACTGTGCGCCGTTGAAACCGTCGTAGACCCCATACCCCTCCGAGTCCCCGAGGATGCCCGTTGAACGCAGTCGTCTACACCGCCATCACGGCGAACTACGACTCCCTGAAGCCTCACCCCGAGGTCCCTGGCGTCGACTTCGTGGCCTTCATGGACGAGCCTGTAAGCGGCACCAACTGGGACGTGCGACAGATCGGGGAGTTCCCCGACGAGCACCCGCGCCTCACGGCGAAGGCGTACAAGCTGCTCCCCCACATCTACCTCCCCGAGTACGAGTACAACGTCTGGCTGGACGCGGACTTCCAGATCACCTCCCCCACGTTCCCTGAGGAGGCCCTAGCTTGCGTTCAGGGGGCCGGTATCGCGATGTGGCCCCATACCCGCCACGACGACATCCGGGGCGAGCATGACGAGTCCGCGTGGCAGGCGAAGTACGTGGGCACGCAGATCTCCGAGCAGGTCGCCCACTACATTGCCGAGGGCATCCCTAAGCCCTCTGGGGTTTGGTGTACCGGCGTCCAGGCCCGCAAGACCCACGACCCCCAAGTTGTGAGGCTGCTCGAGATATGGATGTCGGAGAACCACCGCTGGAGCTATCAGGACCAGATCAGCTTCCCCTACGCGGTGTGGAAGACCGGAGTGGTCCCCGACCCTCTGCCTCCGCAGTGGACGGCGACCGACTGCCCGTGGTTTGACCTCCTGCCTCACAACCCGCACGCCCTAGTGCCGTGATCGTCTTAGTCACAGGCGGCGGAGGGTTCATAGGGGCCTATGTGGAGGCAGCGCTCAAAGCCGAGGGCCATGAGCCAATCATCTTTGACCGGCCCAGCGATGTGCGCGAGACGCTTGACTTGGCTGCTGTGGGACCGGTTGACGCGGTGATCCACCTTGCAGGGAGGCTCGGGACCGCGGAACTGTTCGGCGGCTTCGACGAGGCTGTAGACGTGAACGTGAAGGGCACCCAGCGCGTCCTTGAGTACTGCCGCCAGGTGGGGGCCTCCTACGTCGGGATCACGATGCCAGAAGTTTGGGCGAACGTGTATCAGGCGACCAAGCGCTGCGCTCGTATTCTTGCAACGGCTTGGCACGAGTCCTACGGAGTGCCCGTAAGTCATGTCTGTGCCTTCAACGCCTTCGGGATCGGACAGAAGTACGGCCCCGGACATCCTCAGAAGATCATCCCCACCTTCGCCTCAAGAGCTTGGGCTGGGGAGCCGATAACGATCTGGGGGGATGGCACGCAAACGGTGGACCTCATCTCGGCGACCGAGGTCGCCAAGGTCCTGGTGGCCGCTCTCGACTACGGAGGGGATCAGGTCTTCGACGCCGGCACTGGTGGAGAGTGGACCGTCAACGAGGTCGCCAAGTACGTCTTGGAAGTGACCGGCTCACCCTCCGAGATCGTCCACTACCCGATGCGTGAGGGGGAGCGCCCCCACACTCGTCTCAAGGCCTCGGGGGGAGGCTGGGACCTGCTCGGCTGGCACCCTGTCTTTGACCTCACCGAACTGGATGACACGATCCTGAGCTACCGGAGATAAGCGTGGACCGCGCCCCTATCACGGTAATCACCGCATCCATCCCCGGCCGTGAGGAGTTGCTTGGTGCGACCCTCGCCAGCGTCTACAACCAGCGAACTCCGGTCGAAAGCCACTTGGTAATGGCCCAGACCATCACGCCGGGGATGCCTGGCCCCCAGCACTGCGCGATCCAGCAGGGCTACCTCCTGCCCGCGGTCCGCAGCGAGTTCACAATGAGGCTCGCGGACGACGACCAGTTGCTCCCTAACTACGTCGAGACGATGCTCCCGTACCTGGACCAGGCCGATGTGCTCTACGCGTGGGACGCCAACGGCAGTAGGCCCCGCGTGAACTGCAACGACTGGGGTCACTCGCGCGTACTCTCAACTCTTGAGAGTTCCAACTGGATAGACGGCTCGGCAGTCCTGATGCGTACAGAGATCCTCCGGTCCTTCGGAGGCTGGCCCACTGAATGGGAGGGAGCTGGGTTGTTCCAGGGCGGCCACTTCGCTGGGTATCAGAGTGGGTACGACGACCAGACCGTGTTCTACTGCATGGCTAAGGCCGGCGCTCGGTTCCTCTGCGTGGAGCAAGAACTCTGGGCCTACGGGACTGGCCCCTGGAGCCGGCTCAGCACTGGAGGTTGACGTGCCCGCCGTCGGCATCCTCATCCCTGCGATGCGCGCCCACAAGATCCCCGCGCTGATCGACAATATCGAAGCTGTCACCCCCGCCAAGCACAAGGTCTACTGGGCCGCCGCCCTAGACAGTGAGTGCGCTGGGGTCCTCAAAGCCCTCAAGCAGGAGGTCTTGCTTGACAAGGGAGGGTCCTGGCCGGTCAGGATCAATGCCCTCTACAAAATGAGCAAAGAGCCCTACGTCTTCCTCGGCGCCGACGACCTCCTGTACCACCCCGAGTGGTACGAGCGGGCCCTTGAGTGCATGGAGAGGGTCGAGAACTGCGGTGTCGTATCGGTCAACGACCTGAACAACCCCTACGGCACCTCATCGCTCATCTCACGGGAGTACATCAAGACCTTCGGCGGGACGATGGACGGCAGCGGCCCGATCATCCACCCCGGCTACCACCACAACTGGTGCGACACCGAACTGCGTCAAACAGGTGAACACCGCGGGCGGTGGGTCTACTGCGAGCACTCCATCGTGGAACACATACACCACGACAATAAGAAGGCCCCTTACGACGAGGTGTACGCCCTCGGGGACAAGCACCTCGCGGAAGACGTTGAGTTGTTCTTCTCCCGCCACCCGCTGTGGGCGTGAGTGTCCCCGCGTTCGTCATTGTCAGAGACAGGCTCACCGACCTCAAGGCCCTCGTTGAGTGGCTAGAGCGCGCAGGGCACGACCGGATCACCTTTTTAGACAACGACTCGACCTGGCCTCCGCTGCTCGAGTACCTCGAAAAGACCCCGCACAAGGTCATCTACTTCGGGCAGAACATGGGCCCTCACGTCCTGTGGGACTGGGACGTGCCCGACGAGTACTTCATCTACACCGACCCTGACGTGGTACCCCACGAGGACTGCCCCCTCGACGCGGTGGACCACCTCCGCTGGCTCTTGGACAACCATGACGTGCCCAAGGCTGGGCTGGGGCTGCACATCGACGACGTAGTGCCGACCCCGCAACTGCGATGGGAGTGGGAGCTCCACCATGAACACCGCTGGCGCGGGGATTGCTACGACTCACCCGTAGACACGACGTTCGCCCTGTACCGCCCCAGCTCTCCGCGCTCGCTCATCGCAGTCCGTTCCGCCTTCCCGTATGAGGTGCGCCACATGCCCTGGTACCGCCGCAACGACCTGACGGAGGAAGATGTCCACTACTTCTCTCGGGCGTCTGGTGCGTCAACCTGGAAGCCGCAGATAGGACGATGAGGGCCCTAGTCACTGGGCACGCGGGGTTTGTGGGGAGGAACTTCGCCAAGAGGCTCATCTCCGATGGTTGGGAGGTCACAGGGGTTGACCTGCGACCAAGCGACACTGGGAGATCGGTGCAAGCCGACTGCCGGGACTTCTTCACCGTCAGCGACGGGTATGACCTCCTAGTTCACTGCGCCGCCGTCATAGGCAGCCGGCAGGAGCGCGACGAGAACCCGCTGCTCGTGTACGAAGACCTCTCGATCGACCAGCAAGCCATCGCTTGGTGCCACGAGACGGGGACACCGCTGTTCTACTTCTCTTCCTCGGCTGCTTACCCGACAGATCTAACGGGCCCTTTCAAGGAGTGGGTCCTTGCGCCCGAGCACATCTGGGCACCGGACGCTGCCTATGGGTTCATCAAGCTCGTTGGGGAGCGCCAGTGCCGGGAGCTACGGAAGCTTGGAGGGACCGTCTACATCGTTCGCCCCTTCTCTGGCTACGGTGCAGACCAGTCCTTGGACTACCCCTTCCCCTCGATCCTGAAGCGGGCCGTGGCTAAGGAAGATCCTCTGACCGTGTGGAGCGACGTCGAGCGCGATTTCATCCACATCGACGACGTAGTGAGCGCGTGCCTGACGATGGTCGACAAGGCCATCTTCGGGCCGGTGAACATCGGCTCAGGTATCCCGACCAAGATGACCGAGCTCGCGCGGTTGGCGGCGCAAACGGTGGGTTACGACCCAGAGATCAGAGTGCTGGGCAAGTCGGTCGGCCCCGACCACCGCTTTGCCGACACGGCCAAGATGCAGGAGTTCTACGAACCAACGATCTCGCTCACTGAGGGCGTCCGAATGAGTGTGGGATAAGGAGGGACCTATGTGCGTCACTTGCGGTTGTGGGTCCCCCTTTGACGGGAACGGGGACGGGCGGAACATCACCATGGGCCGGCTCTTGTCGGCTGCCGACGCGGCTGGGATACCCATCGAACAGGCGGCTAAGAACGTCATGGCCACGGTCCTGATGCGCGTCAACAAGGAAGCTGGCACTGACCTCGCTGCCTGTCGCGTTGTCAAGGCGTCCGAGGAACGCCGCTACACCTTGGGTGTGGCTTATCCCGCCATGAAGGCCGACGTTTCCCGTGCCGCGGACGGCAAGAGGGACTTCGTTTCCCCCGAGGTGCTTGAAAAGACCGCTTGGAGTTGGATGGCCAAGCATCGCGACATCAACCTGTTCCACCGCAGTGACGAAGCCTCGACCGGTCATGGGACTGTCGTTGAGAGCTACATCTACCGTGGGCCGGACTGGGTACAAGACAGTCCCGTTGACGGCAAGCCCTACGTTGTCAAGGCGGGGGACTGGTGTCTGGCGTGTGTTTGGGATGAGTTCGGCTGGGCGCTTGTGAAAGCTGGCCTAGTCAATGGCTGGTCCCCTGAGGGCACTGCCCGTCGCTCCATTCCAAGTCCCGAGCGGCTAGCGCTTCTAAGGAGCTGATATGGAAACTGCAATCACCGAACTGGAAGAGCTAGGGGCCGAGAAGGTCAGTGGAGTGGGGAGCCCTGCCAATGGCACGCCCTGGCTCCTGCTCAAGTCCACCGACGTCGAGGCCGACCCGAACTCGCCGCACACGTCATCCCCTGAGGCTGATGCTCAGGAAGCGGAGATGACCAAAGCGGAGGCCGATGAGATCGAGGCTCTGCTCACCAAGGCCGAGAGCGCTGGCTTCTGCTACGTGGACGACTGCGAAGTATGCAAGGACCACTTCGGCCCACTCCACGACGAACTGCTCAAGCGCAAGCTGAGGATGAAGGACCGTCGAGCGCTACCCAAGGGCGACTTCGCCGTGCCCGCCAAGGCACCTGCGAGCGGCAGCTACCCGATCAACGACGAGAGCCATGCTCGCAACGCCCTGTCTCGAGCCTCTGGTAAGCCCGTAGAGGCTCAGGTGCGCGCCGCGGTCCACCGGAAGTACCCGAACATCGGTGCCGAGAAGGAGCGCCTTGAGAAGTCCCCTGGCGTGCCTGACGAGTCGGTCCAGGCGCCCAAGGAGAAGGGCCACCTCGCCACAGGGCAGTCCGGTCTCGCTGGCCCTGTCACTGCGGGCCATGTCCGACCCGACAACAGCCCGTCTTATGAGGTCGGTGGCAAGACCCCCTACATCATCCCCGACGAGGCCAAGGTGACGAACAACCCTCCCTTTGAGCGCCGCCCCCGTCAGGAAGCAATGCCTCAGGGTTCCGAGGACATGGGCAAGGAGTCTTGGGAGATCGAGGTCGTGGACAAGCAGAACTGGGTCAGTCTCGACAACAACCCCGCTATGGCCTCTGAGATGCCCCAGGAGCCTTCGGTCCAGTCTGCTAACGCAACAGTGCTCGACCGGATCGTCTGCGCCTACGTGGCCCTCAAAGAGGCAATGGCGGCACAGAAGGCTGACCCCGACGGGATGACCGATCCCCTCGATGCTCAGGTGTGGGCGCACCTCGAAGACGTGTGCGCCACTCTGAAGAACGCTCTCATTGACCAAGCCCTGGACAGCGTTGGCATAGACGCCGCTCTGCTCAAGGCCGAGAACCTCCTCACCAAACTTGGTGGGGCCGACACAACCGCCGGCAACGGCGCCCGAACCTCCGAGGAGGAGAACATTATGACCACCGTCACCAAGGAGGATCTCACCGCACTTGTAAGTGAGACCGCTGGTGCTGCTGCTGTCGCGGCTGTCAAAGAAGCGCTGAAGGCTGAGCGCAAGGCCGAAAAGGCCAAGATGAAGGGCAAGATGAAGGGCAAGAAGCCGCCTTTCATGCCAGCCGAGAAGAATGCCAACAACGGCGGGGATATTACCCGTGAGCAGGAAGAGGCTGGCGTCAAGGGCGAGAACAAGGCCAACGATGTGAACTCAGTTGGTGGCCCAGTCGACAGCCAATATGTCAACAAGGAAAAGACAGGTAAGAAAGACAAGGCGATCAAGCAGCTCGTGGAGGCCCAGGCCGCAGAACTCGGCGAGGTCAAAGGGTTGCTTGAGAAGATGTCGAAGCGTCCCCGTTCTGGGGGCCCGTTCCTCGGAGTAGCCGCTAGCGGGGCCTTCCCGGCCGCCGAAGGGCGACACAGCGAGAGCGTGGCCAAGAGTGCAGAGGATGCCGAACTCGAGCCTCTCCTGAAGGAGATCGAGCAGATGGGAGGCAAGCCGGGGTGGGACAACGCCCAGCGGTACGCCGACCTTCAACAGCAAGCCACCCTTATTCGGCTTCGCAACGCTCGTCTCAACAGCCTGCTCTGATCCGTCCCATAAATCAGCACCAACGCGACCGGCTTAGGTCGTCGCGCCCCAGAACGAAGGAGAACCAATGCCTCCCGGTGCAACTGCCGACATCGAACTCCTAACTAAGGAGACGATGGAAATCTTCAAGAAGGCCCAGACCACGGGCCTTTACGCCTCTACGGGTATCCAGGGCGTAGACCTCTCAGGGCTTGTCAGCCTTGTCCCGGTCAACGTGCCGGCCCGTAATAACACGAGCGCCTTCCCTCGCGTCATTGCTGGCGAAGGCTCCCAGACTGCCACTTGGCGGTCGCTGCTCAACGTCAACAGCTCGCAGACCGACGCCGCGGTAGGCATCGACTACGCAGGCTCGCTGACGATCCTCGACGAGCAGGACTGCTTCGCGACCTACAAGGTCCTCGCGAAGGCCAACCGCGTCACCCTTGACGCTGTGGCGTTCGCCCGGAACTACGCCGATGCTCTTGCCGTTGCCGAGCTCCAGACGCTGAACCAACTGTTCATCGCCCAGGATCTCTACATCATCAACGGGCAGAACTGGGCGCTCGGTACCCCGGCTGGCCCTCTCACTCTGACCCCGGCAGCCACAGGCGGTTCGATCGCCTCGGGCACCGTCGTTTACGTGTCGGTCGCAGCGAAGTCCGGTGCCAACTACTTCGTCAACAACGGCAACTCGCCGGCTCTGACGGGGCACACCACGGTTGGTACGACGAGTTCCACCAATACCCTCACGGCCTCCATCCCGGCAGTCAAGGGCGCGGTGGCCTACGACTGGTATGTCGGGACTTCCGCGGCGCAGTACTACTACACGACCACGACCGTCGCCCAGGCGACCTTCACGAGCGTGTATACCGCTGCCCAAGCCCCCCCGACGACCCTGCCGTTGTTCACCACTCTGGCGAACCCTCCGTCGACGGCCCCCACGGCCGACACGAGCTACAACGCGGCCAACTGGTACAACGGGATCATCGCCTCCACCTTGGGCGACTACGGCTCACTCGGGCCCGTAACGCCTGGGACTGGAACGGCCACAGGGGCCATCTTCATCGACAATGGTGGCAATGCCCCGAACCTCTCGGGCGGCGGCATCGACATCTTGGACACCATCAACGACAAGATCTGGGCGAGCGTCCAGCTCTCGCCGACGGCCTACATGATGAACTCGCTCCAGGGCGACGAAATCTCCAAGGCCATCTTGGCGTCGAGCTCCGCGACCACGTTCCTGCCTCCCACGGATGCCGACGCTAGGACGAACCTGGCGGGCGGCGGCTACATCGGGCGGTACATCAACCGTGCTGCGGGAGGTGTTCCCGTCGCGATCGAGATCCACCCGAGGATGGCACCGGGGACGATCTTCGCAAGGTGCGACCGGGTGCCGTTCCCGGGGAGCAATATCGGGAGCGTGTTTGAGGTCAGGGCGCAATACGACACAATGCGCTTTGACTACTCTGCCAACATGACCCAGAACAGCCTCGGCGGCGGCCCCAGGTACGATTTTGAGATCAGAAGCAACGAAGTGCTGGTCAACCGTGCCCCGGTGGCCCAGGCCGTCGCCTGCAACATCGCCTAATCGCACTTGCGAAGTCGGTGATACTGTTATAAACTCTGGTACATGAAGACATGTGCCGAGTGCCACACTCCCAAACCGCTTGATGATTTCAAGCGTCACGCAGCCTCACCCGACGGCCACACCTACATCTGCAAGGACTGTTTGCGTGGCCGTCGGGAGTCGCTGTCCCACCTCACCCCAGAAGAACGCCGACAGCGGCGCAGCGAGACCTTCAAGAAGCGTTATGCGTCCGACCCGGAGTTTCGGGACAGGCTTAGGGGCCATCGGCGTAAGTCCAACTATGGTGTGCCGCCCGAGGTCTACCAGGCCCTCCTAGACCGGCAGGGCGGGGACTGTGCCATTTGCCACCAGCCAACTGAGAACGGATTCGGCCAGCGTGGTTTTCATCTTGACCACGACCATGAGACCGGGCAGATCCGAGGTCTTCTGTGTCTCGGTTGCAACACGGGGCTAGGAGGGTTCGCCGACGATCCCGTCCGACTCCGCTCAGCCATCCGCTATCTGGCAGCCGTCCGTGAGCCGTTGGTGGTTAAACGAGCGTCTCCTAAAGTCCGTGCCCAATGCGGCACTGTTAGCGGCTACATGCGTCATCGTCGGCTGAACGAAGAGAAGTGTGACGCGTGCCGAGAAGCCTGGTCTAAGTACAACTCCAGCAAGGCATGGGAACGTCGCAAAGCCCCTGAGGACCTAAAGCGCCGTAAGGTAGCCGTGTGCGGGACGAGCAGCGGCTATACGGCCCATTTCAACCGAGGCGAGCCGGTGTGTGACGCTTGCCGCGCAGCCCGTGCCGTCTATCAGAAAGATCGCAAGGCAAAGAAGCAGCCTCTCCCCAGCCCCTCCGTTCCCTAGGTGCGCTGGGGGGAGGCCCAAACAAAGGGAACGAACATGCAGATTTACCACGTCGAAGAAAAACCCCACAACCGCTTCGTCCTAGACCCTGACCTCGGCCAGGTCATGCGCCGAGAGATGGTGATGAAAGCCTCCTCCGTCGAAAAGATCGACCGCGGCGGCAAGGTCTTCGAGCTTCTGCCCGACGGCACCTTTGACGTCGATCAGGAGACCGCCCGCTACCTGCTCTCCCGCCCCGGTTGGCACGAGGGCGACAACCCCTTCTACGCCGACGTTGAGATCGAGCCCGCGCGCCCCCCCAAGCTGTCAAAGGCCGGCGCACGCGCGTCGTAACCTGAGCCATGTCCCTCGAAAAACGATTGGAGAAAGTAATGACCGCTCTTGACGACCTCAACCAGGCAGTGGCCGCCGTCAGCACGACCACCTCGTCCCTCAGCACCGCCGTAGCTGGGCTCATCGCCGAACTGCTTCAAAGCGGCGGCACCTCAGCCGAGATCGAAGCAGCCACGGCCCAGGTCCAAGGGGTCAACACGACCCTGACCAACCTGCTCGGCACCATCCCCCCTCCTCCCTCAAGCCCTCAAGCCTTCGACCCGGCGAGCAACCTGGCTCTCTACAGCTACCTCGGGGCCCCTCCCGTCCCATCGGACTGGACGGCCGTCACCGATGTCACCGGTACAGGCGGCGAGACCCTCTACACCTTCTCGGGCGACACCGCAGGCGCGGCTCCGACTGGAGCACAAGCTGGCGTGTGGGTGCCCTACACGGGCGCTCTCACCACCGTCGCCTAGTTGAGGGTTGTCGTACCGTTCGTCGACCTTCACCCCAAGACTCGGGAGTCGGTAGCCCTCTACGCCCCCACCGCCGAGCTCATAGAACTCTCTCGGGCCGACGACGCCTACTACAAGGTGCTCGCCGGCCTGTGGGAGGGGGGCGACACTTTCTTGGTGATCGAACAGGACAATGAGGTCCATGCGACCGTAGTACCCGAGTCCGAGGCCTGTCCTGAACCCTGGTGTGTATGGCCATACCCCGGCCCCGCTGGTGCCACTGGAGACTGTCTCACCTACTACTCCCTCGGCTGTACGAAGTTCTCCGCTGACCTGTTAGCCAAGGCCCCTACGTTGATGGCCGACCTTCCCTCCCACGACTGGCGAAGGCTGGACGCCCTAATGCTCCCCCTGCTCCGCGAAGCCGTCGGAGAACCCCACTGGCACATCCCCCCGGTCAACCATCACCATGTGCGACCATGGGTGCTGCAACGCCGCTGCGACTGCGGTGGCATCCTTGAAGAAGGGACGACATCATGCCTTTCCCCCTGTTGAAAATCGATGGGTCCTCTCCGGACGCCTTCATTTACCTTGACGGAGTTCCACAGACCCATTTCACGTCCCTTCACCTTGAGCTTCTGCCTTCGATAGCTGGCGAGCCCCGCGGAAAGGTGACGGCTACCTTCCTGGCACGAGTTGACGTGACCGACCTACCAGTTGTCGTACAGGAGGCCTAGCCGCGCGCCACAGAGGCGCTGTGATTGCGGGGAGTGTTGCCCTAGCTATAGTGGGGGTCGTCGGTTAGATCCCGCCGAGGGTGCCATGGTGCGCAGGGAGATCCTGCGACAGGGTTTGATAATGTCCCGTCATGAAACAGCACCCCTCGACTTAGGAGGCTTGATGACCACTACAGATACCCAGCCATTGACCGAGCAACCCCGACGCTGGCGTTGTGGGTGGTGCGGCACGGAAGGGGTAGCCCCGTCTCAGTACGAAGCGCAGATGGCGTCGATCAAGCATGTTGAGGACGCGCGCCACATCGAGCTAGGGCACCCCACGCTGCCCGTGGACTATGTGCGCTGACCCGAATTGCGGATTTGACTACCGCCCCGAGGACATGATCGGCGAGGACGACCTCACCCCTGAGGAGCGTGCTGCGTTTGACGAGCGCGTCCTGTTTTACCGCAACCTGGAATATGTAGGCGGGAAGCACGCACCCTGGGAGTTCATCCCCTTTGCCTGCATCAGGACCCAGATGGCTCGCCACCTCCGAGGCCTCTACGACTGGTGGTACCTCATAGGGCGTCGCTCGAATTTAGGTATCACCATCATCACCGAAGTTCGCGACGTGGCCTACGGGCCCGAGGAGGTCCCGACACGGGAGCCGGGGTATGTCCTCCTGGCTTCCTGCCACGGCCATGCCCCCAAGTCTGGTGGCAAGCCCAGGTTCCCGTTCCCGGGTACCAACTGGTCGGACTCCGACATCGTGACGTACCCTGCGCTTCAGGAGTTCATTCTCGCTCCCGCCTGATGAGGGTCGTCTGCTGCTACGTCGAGGGCAAACTCCACCCCCTTACCTTGGCGGCGCTCAAAGAACATGCCCCCGACGCCGACCTTGTAGACCTCGGCAAAGCGTGGGACGCTTACTACCTCTTCTTGGCTCAGCTTTGGGAAGAGGGCGAGGGCTTTCTGGTAATCGAAGAGGACATTGAGGTCCACGCTGAGGTTCTCCCTCAGCTTGAGGCGTGCCCTGAACCGTGGTGCCTCTTCGCGTTCCCTGGTGCCGGTGGCGCTCTGCTCTCTGGCTCCCTCGGCTGCACCCGCTTCTCCACCGAACTCCTTGCTGCCCACCCCGACCTCATGGCCAAGCTCCCCGTGCGCGACTGGAAGCGCCTCGACTCCGAGATCCTTCCTGCTCTTACGAAGCTCGGCTACACCCAACACGTCCACGAACCCCCCGTCCCCCATCACCACTACCGTCCCGAGAGGCGGCTGTGTGACTGCGGAGCGACAGAGCACTAGGAGCGGCCATGGCCTTCCCCACGCAGTTCACCCTTCTGTCCTCCACGACGGCAGCCTCTACTACAGGGTCTGCCAACTTTGCTGCGATCGCTACCAAGTGGGCTGTGGGCATCATCCTGACCGCGACGAACCCTCAGACGCCGAACCCTCCGGTTCCCTCCCTCACCTTTACCTGTTCATCCGACAACACGAACTTCGCCGCAGTTACCCCAGCCGCCCAGCGTGGTGGGTGGTACACCTTTGACGTGCCGGCCCAGTACATCACTGTCCAGGTAGCCAACAACACAGGCACCCTTGTTCTCGTCGCCGTGGCAGAGAGCACCTAAGTGACCCGAGCCGAGAGGCGTCGCCTCCTGCGCGAACTGGGGGTCCCCAGCAAGAAGATGAAGCGCCGCCGGCCCGTGAACCCCGCGGTCCAAGAGGCTTTCCGCCAAGCAGTGCGCGACCGCGCCGCTACCTTGGAGAAGGCGTGACCTTCGTCCCCACCCCTTTCGCGACTCCGGTCATCGCACCACGTACCGCGACCCAAGCTCGCGCCTATTCGTACATCTCCGTCTCGCAGTACCGCTTCGCCCCGACCTCAGTAGGGACTCAGGGTCTTGTCCCGAAGTCCACACAGCCCCAGGTGGACTCCGCAGGCTCTCTGGCTATGGTTATTGCTGAAGCTTCGCAGTGGATGGACACGCACTGCTTCCACCGCAACGACGGGAACTTCGCGGCGACGATCACCAACGAACAGATGTGGGTCAAGGTCAAGCCCAACCAGTCCGCGGTCCTGATCTGCAACTTCAAGCCGATCCTTGAGGTCGTAGGACTTGCCCTGGGCCCTGCCCCCGGCCAGCTCCAGAACATCAGCGCGAACACCGCTGCCCTCTTGGTGATCGGTGAGAACACCATCACCCTTCCCGGCGTCTTCGTCTCGGGGACCACGACCATTGGCAACACCGTCCTGTTCAATGGCTTCCCCTCGTACAACGGTGGGATGCTCGCGGTGTACGACTACATCTCGGGGTACGCGCACACGACCTTGGCTGCCAGTTGCACCGCAGGGCAGACCTCGATCACGCTGAACCCCCCTACTCCCGGTGGAACGGCTCTCTACGGTATCTACGCCGGCACAGCGCTCAAGATCAAGGACGAGGCCAGTACTGAGACTGTCGTGGCCTCTGCGGCCCCCACAGGGCTCACAGTGAGCCTCTCAAGCCCTCTGGTGAACAACCACACGGTCCCGAACTACCCCGACTACATCCCGGTGACGGCTCTGCCTGGTGACCTTGAGCGCGCGTGCATCCACCTGACCAACGTTCTCTTGAAGGCGCAGGGAATGAGGGCGCAGATGCCCGCGAGCATCGGGTCAGCTACTCCCGCCACGCGGCAGGGCTTGGCTCGAGCCGGTGCCCTTGCAGACTATGACGTCGCCTGCCGGCTCTTGCACCCATACGTCACCAGTTTCCTGCACTCTTGACCAGAGCAGCGGTACGTTCTGCGGCGCAGAGCTTCTTCCAAGGCCTCAACCTCCCCACGGTCGGCACGGTCTTCTCGGCCCGGGCTTATGTCCACGGCGAGGACTACGAACAGAACGCCGCCCTTCAGTACACCCAGTCCCTTGACGGCTCTGGTGCTGTTCTCGTAGTCAACATCCCCTCGGAGAAGCGCCAGCGTCGCGCCATGACCGGACGGGGAGGAGTCAACGACTCGTGCATCTACCGCATCGCCCTTGAGGTCTACCTCGCCAACCTTGAGGGTGCCCCGGTCGATGCCCAGAACGACTACGACGCCATCATCGACGAGATCATCCTCCAGATCAGGGGTAACCCGAACCTCGGCAACGCTATAGCTGTCTGGTCGGCGGGCGAGTTCAACTACGGCGTCGAGCACGAGCAGTCCGAGCCTTGGACGGAGGAAGATGGCACGACGGTCTTCATCACTGGTGTCGTGCGCTTTGAAGCGTGGGACTGGCAGGCGGGACCTGCCGGCTCAGTCTGAAAGGAACCAACGTGCCTAAAAAGAACTTCTACAACTCCGACAGCCGCACCCTGACCTGGCCCTATCTCGTCCACCCCGAGACCCTCACCACGCTTCGACTGGAGCCAGGCGAGGTCGTGGAGAACCTGTTCGTCCCGGCGTACTTCAAGGACCCGTTCCTGCTCGTGGTCGGTGCCGTTGAGAAGCAGGCCCCCGACGAAGTGCCGACCTTCGTTCCCAACCCCCCCGCCGAGGATTCCCCGGCCGAACCCTCAAAGGAGGGCTGAGTTATGCCGAACCCTTATGGACAGGCTTATGCCGTCGCGCAATCCCAGATGGGCCTCGCTATCGAGGCCACCAAGGGAACCGCCCAGGCCCCTGTGTACTGGATACCTTACCGCGCGCCCAAGTATGTCCCCACTCGTATGTTCTTGCCCGATGAAACCCTTCAGGGTTCGATGGTCTCGGTCTACGGCCTGACCCCTGGTATGCGCTACGACTCACATGGGTGGGACTCGTACCCGTACCTCGACACGTTCCCGATCCTGGTTGCCGCCGAGCTGGGTAGTTCGGACACGTTGACGGCGGCTCCTGGGAACACCACTCTGTCCTCGTCAGCCGCCGCGGGTGCTACCACCATCGTCACGGCGGCGTCGATTGCAGCGAACAGCTTCATCACCCTAGGCTCCGCATCCCTTGGGACTCTTGAGTCGCACTACACCACGGCCGTGGCGGGCTCCTACACCATCACCCTGGCGACTCCTCTGGCCTTCGCCCACACCAGCGGCGCAGCGGTCACGGGGCTGACCAAGCACTCCTTCTCTTTGCTCAACAACAGCGCCACCGTGGGCAACCAACCTCCCTCATTGACCCTCACAGACTTCGATGGTGAGGAGTGGCGGCAGCTCACCGCTGGGCAGATGGACAAGCTCAGCATCACCGGCAACGCGACCGCTCTGGTGAACTACACGACGGACTTCTACTGCAACCCGTCGATCACCCCCTCCACCCCTAGCCCGTCGTACTCCACCGTGACCCCGGTTCCCTCTTGGACGACAGGTCTTGTGATCTCGGGGACGGCCTACACGGACGTCGAGGAGTGGGCCGTGGACATGAGCCGTGGGACCAAGCCGATCCCCGCCGTCACCGGGACCCTGGAGTACTTTGAGTACTTCGCCGGCCCCTTGACCGTCGGTGGCAAGACGACAGTGGTCGAAACCTCGGGCGCTACCGAACTCACGCAGTACCAGAACGGCACGGACAACACCTTCGACTTCTACGTGAACGACGTGACGACTGGCGACATCATGCGTATCCACTCGTCCTCGGTCATTTACAAAACTGGTGAACTGGTCAGGTCTAAGGAGTACGTTGAGGCCGAGCTGACCTTCGACTTCCTGCCCACTGCGACCGACGCTCAGGCTGGGGGCGTGTCGCCCATTATCATCCAGTTCGGCAACAATGTGACTACGGCGTACTACACCGACTAATACAACCCAAGGGAACAGGGGAACAAATTGCAAATCGACATTCCGGGTGGCACTGCCACCCTGCGCGACACCCTCACCATCCGAGAGCGCCGCGCGATCCAACGCATCGCTCTCGACGCGATGGGCCTAGCCAACCAGCTCACGAGCGACTCGGTAGCCCTCCAGCCCAAGGACGCCGAGCTCCTGATGACCACGCAGGACAAGATGGCCGACGCCACCCTCGTCGCTTACCTTCAGGCGTGGTCCCTCGACAAGCCGCTCCCCACGCTTGACACCATCGACGAGATGGACGGCGACGTGTACGACGCGATCACCGCGGCGATCGAGAAGAAGGGGGGAGTGGCAGGCGTCGACACCTCGCCCAATAAGAACAAGGAGAGCCCTACCAGCGACTCGCCCGTTTCCGTTGGCACCTAGAAGGGCGAGCCCACCCCGACGCTCCGATTGATTACGACCTCGCAGATCGATACCGAGAGCACAGGTACCGAGTCTTGTACCCCGGCCTTACCCACGAGCAGTTCCTAGATGAGCCTTCTGACACGGTGGACTGGGCTCTGGCCTTTGCAGGCATGGAGGCGAAGATGGAAGCCGACGCGATTGAGAAGGCCAAGAAGAAGTGACCGCCGATGTCAAGGCTTGCGTAGCTGGTCTAGAGCGCCTCTCCAAGGACATGAACCACACCATGTTCCGCATCACAGGCAAGGCCCTTGACATCGTGCAGGCAGGGGGCCGCTCCTTCGCTCCCATCGGCACCCCAGGTAACACGACAGCCCCCCCAGGCACCCTGAAGGAGTCCATCCTTACTCAGGGCCCTCGGGGGGCTGATGGTTTGTTTACGGGCGAAGTGGGGCCGACGACGGTGTACGGTCGGCAAAGAGAGCTCGGTGGGCATATCTTTCCTAAGCGCGCCAAGGCCCTCCGGTTCGTGAAGTTCGGTGATGTCGTCTACACGATGCACGTCTACCAGAAGCCCGAGCCTTACATGAAGCCTGGACGAACGGCGTCCCTCAGGCCCATCAGGGACATGGCAGTGGAGCAGGTGTCAAAGACGATCGCTGGGAGTACCGAGAGTGAGGTCTAGGAGGTGAGCGATGTCTGAGGCATATTTGGAACCCGTAATAGTGCGGGTGGTCGGGGACATAAAGGACCTCCTTGCCAAAATCAAGGAGGCTCAGTCCCTTCTCGAGGACTTCTCCAAGACCGTCTCGACCGCTCACCTCTCGGCCGACTACAAACTTGTCACCAAGGCCGTAACTGAGGCTGACGCCGAGCTAAAGGGCTTTGCCAAGCAGGTCTTTGATGCCCACCTCGGGGCTACCTCAGGGCCTCTCCAGGGTGCTCTCACGGCTGCTGACACTGAGCTTGCCAAGTGGGGTTCCAAGGTCACCAAGACCCAACTCGGGGCAAACTCCGCGGTCCTCCAGAAGGACCTCCTGAAGATCAACGCGGAGCTTGCGAAGTGGGGCAGCAAGGTCACCAAGACCCAACTGAGCGCTGACCAGAAGCTTCTCCTAGCCCAGCTTGCCAAGACCCAGACAGAGCTATCCGCTCTCGCGAAGAAGGTAACGGCACTCCCAGTCACAGCGAATACAAAGGCTGCCCTAGCCTCCGCTACCGCTGCCCAGCAGGCGATCGACCGCATGAAGGCCGACATCAAAGTCGGTACCGATATCAACACTGCTGGGGCACTAGCCAAGATCGCAATTCTCGACACTGCCATCAAGGGGTTGAACGACGCGCTTGGTGGCGGCGGGGGGGGCGGTGCCAAGTCCACGGCGAGCCTTCTAACCGCCTTAGGTCTCGGTGGCATGTTCGGTCTAGCTCATGCTGGTTCGGCGGCTGGGCTCGCCGGGTTTGGTCCCGAACGGCTCATCACTACCATCCTTGGCATCCTCGGCTTCACTGGGGCCGCGGCAGCGGGCGGGTCCCTCTTGGGGCTGGCCGCTCTCACGACTAGCGGTGTTGGGCTTGGCACCGACACTGCTGGGATCGGGCAGGCCGTTGGGGACATCACTCAGCTCTACCAAGCGACGAACAACCTCAATCAAATGGTTGCCGAGTACGGTCCCAACAGCAGCGAGGCGGCCGCAGCACAGAAGGAATACAACAACACGCTCGCAGGAATGCCTGCCGTGGCCCGCGGGGCCCTCAAAGCTGCGACCAGCGCGGTGGAGTCGTGGACCCCCGTCTTCGACAAGTACACCGGGCCTGCCGAGAAGATCGCCGCAGAGATGATCGCCCAGTTTGTCCCCGTCGCCGAGAAGCTCTTGCCCGAGATTGGTTCGGCTGCCACCAAGAACATGCGCATCATCCAGAAGGCGCTCCAGCCCTTCCTCACATGGCTTGACAGCAGCAAGCCTGGGGGTGGCCTGACTGTTCTGACGGAGATCGAGAACACCTTCTCGCAGCATCTCCCGAATGCGATGAAGGCATTGACCGGCGCTCTCCAGGCCTTGTTCGAGGTGACGGCGAAGCTCGATCCCCAAACTGGGAAGATAACTAATTGGCTTGCTAACTTCTTCACGTCGATCACCACCCCAACTCCTCCACCGAAACCCACATGGCATCCGGGCGAGTCGATGAAGGCTTATGCCAATGCCATGAAGGTGTGGGAAACCGAGGTCGCTAACGACCAGTACGGCTTGTCAAACAAGGCTTCCTCGCAAATCGACAAGTGGGTTGCCGATTGGCATGTTTTGGTGGACTTCTTCAAAGCACTTTTCAAGGCAGCCGCGGCGATTAGTGCCGCCTCGGCTGGTACCGGCGAGTCGATCTTCACCACCTTGACGTCGATGCTGAACAACTTCACGAAATGGGCTAGATCAAAGACGGGGTTCGCTGAACTGAACACGTTGATGACGGCCCACAAGAAGCAACTTGACGCGATCCTTGAGTTGCTCGGATCTCTCATCGGTGCCTTTGGCAAGTTGGAACTGACCATTTCCCCCACGATCGTCAACGGCGCGACGGCTGTAATCAAGGCCCTTGACGCATTGTTCCACTCCAAGCTCACGATAGCGACCGGCTTCACTGACTTCATCAAGACGCTGACCAATCTTGCGACTCACCCACCGAACCTCTCTGATGTAACGAAACTCTTTGGTTCCCTCGTTAGTTTCCTGACGGACATTCCTTCCAAGATCAAGGGCCTCACCGTGGGGGAGATGACGGCTTCGCTGGGAGGCATAGCTCTTCTCGCGTCGCGTATCCCTATCCTGAAGCACTCGATCCAGGCGATCCTCGGCATCTTCACTGGGAAGGTCACCTCCCTCAAGGACTTCTGGAATGCCTTGACCGGCAAGGGTTCGGGTCTTAGCGCGTCCGCTACCCAACTCAGCGCTTCCGCCAAAGCTCTCACAGAGGCCGCAGCGGCATTGAAGGAGTCGGCCGGCACGCACGTACCCAGTGGCCCTGGCGGCGGTGGTGATGCTACAACCACTGCGGAACAGGACGCCGAGAAAGGTTGGTTCGCAGCGTGGCTAGGTAAGACAACGCTCGGCAGGGTCGTCTTGACGGTCGCTCAGGCAGACATCACAGCGGCCGCCACTCGTATGGCTGTGTCAGCACTCTCGATAGCAGCGCCAGCCGCTTACTTCTATGGTCTGGTCAAACTCTCCGAGTACGTGGGATCAGGACCCCGGCCTTCCCTGACTGGCAAAGCGAACAAGGCCAGCGAGGCTCAACTCGTGGACTACCTCAACATGATCGCCGAGGGCATCTGGACGGGCGTCGCCGCCGACAAAGCGGGTTGGCAGGAACTGACAGCCGGCGAGAAGACCCTCGTCAACAAGGCTGTTGCTCTGGAAGGGGACATCAACATCCTCCTGGCTTCCAGCAGGGCAATGCTCGCGGGCAAGGCGTCTCCCTATAGTTCCGCCCAGCGTGACAAGGCCGAGGCCGCTCTCGGGCTGACGGGGATCAACCTCAAGGACATCTCCACGAAGCTGTTGGAGGCCCTGATAGCGGGCACGTTTGGAGATGTGGTCGGTGGCAAGGGCAGCGCGCAGGCCAAGAGCATTGGTGAGCAGATCATCGCTGGCCTAACCAAGGGGCTCCAGGGCAAGCCCGAGACGACGGCCTTCAAGAACCTGATAAAGGAGATCAACTCGATCTTCGGTATCTCGTCCCCGTCCAAGGTCTTCATCGCTATGGGCATGGCGAACATGCAGGGCCTCGCCAAGGGCACCACCGACAGCGCCTCACTGGTCATGGCAGCATACGCCTCGGTGGTCAACAAGACCCTCGCCTCCCTCACCGCTGACATCCCGCGTTTCAGAGCCACTGGCTCGGCTCTCACGCAGAGCCTCTTTGCCGGCGCAGGGTCCCTCCCTGCCTTCCACGGCGCAGGTGCCGGTGGTGGCAATATCGAGATCACGTCCCACATCACCTTCCAGATCACCGGTATGCCCGACATGACGCATGGTTCCACCTTCAGCCGCCAGCTCAAGAGCGCTCTGGACGAGCACGACCGCAAGTTGATGCAAGCCATCCGCGCTGGTAGGTCGTAATGGCTACCGCCCCCTCGGTCCCTACCTTGACAGCTCCGGCTAACGGCGCCTACATCGACTTCTCTGAGACCCCCGCGTTCGCGGCGACTTACAACTCGACCGACGGCGCAGACCAGAACGCTTTCGCCTTCCGTCTCAGGACACTCCCGATCGGCAACACCCCAGGCTCCGCGTACCAGTACTGGAACGGCAGCACCATGGTCGACACGATCCAGTGGGTCTCGGTCACGACTGTGCCTGGAGGGTCCTTCGGCTCGACCGTCGCACCTGTCATGTACGCGGGTTACTCCTACGCGTGGTCCTTCGCCTCTCAGGAGGCCTCTGGAAGCCTCCAGGGGGCCTTTGCGACGGACTTCACGATGAACTGCTCGGTTGCCCCCATAGTGACGGTGAACACGCCTACAGGCACCATTACGACGTCCCTCCCAGCGATCACTTGGACCGACTCGCTCGCTCTCTACGCCGTGCAGACGTACTACCAAGTCATCGTGGAGACGGGGAGCTTCTCGACTACCCCCGGCTCGGGTACTCAGATTTGGAACTCGGGGGTCGTGGCTTCCTCCGCGTTGACCGCGACCATGGGTTCTCCCGTACCCGGTGGGGCGAGCACGCGAGCCTTCGTGCAGATCACTCAGACCGGTGGGCAAGTCTCAGCGTGGGCCTACACGTCCTTCACGGGCCCCTCTGGTGTCCCCTCCGCCCCGACAGTGAGCGCGGCGACAGGGACCGACGGGGTTACCGGGTGCCCCCTGATCGCCGTCACGATCACAGGCTCGAGCGCGGGCACCGCAGTGGTCACGCGCTCCGATGGGCTCTACGTCCGAGGCGCTTCCCCGACGAACCCCGCGACCTACGGGGGGTCATCTCTCGTCGTCAACGACTATGAGGCCGTCCCAACAGTTGCGTATACATACTCCGTGCAGATCACCGCGTCGACCAAGACCTCCAACGCAGGCACCTCGGGTTCGGTGACCCTCACGACTACGAACTGGTGGGAGTTCAACCCTGTCGCAGTGGCCACCGCGATCAATGCCCAGTTCATAGATTGGTCGCCAACGCAGGTCGAACAGAGCACCGGGCATCCGGTCATGGGACAGAACGTGATGAACGTGGTCGCTAGCACGGTGCTCAACCAGGACTTCACGGGTACCGCCGAGCTCTTCACCGCAGCGGTCTACACGGGGTTCCAAGCTTTGCTCTCTTCGGGGGCCATCGTGTTCATCTCAAGCCCCTGGGGCCCGACGGACACTGGGTACTTCCGCATCGGTATCCCCAGTGGTGGCCTGTCCACGGGTACTGGGTCCACAGTCAAAACGACGAAGCTCATGCCATCTACTGCCGCTGGCCCGCACAGGACCGTCGATGTCCTTGCGGTGGCCGCCCCCAGACCAACCGTCTGATGCCCACCGTAAATCCTGCCGACGCGCTGATCGACAACCTCAGGTTCGGGGCCACGCTTGTCGTGACCCAACTGACTGTCTACCAGAACGGCATCCCGACGGAATATGTGGTCCCTGTTTCGACGATGGACATCACAGTCGATCGCAACGCGGCGCAAAGGCGTTCAGGCAGCATCACGGCCGAGATCACCCCGACAGCACCGCCCCCCGCCCTACTGCCTACGGGGCCGTCCTCTGCGCTGTCTCCGTTCGGCAACGAGGTCTTCATCCAGACCGGCATCGCCGCCCAGCAAGGGGCGCTCTACGCTGCGGCCCCCCTCGGGGCGACTTCGGTCGAAGTGTACAATCCCGAACAAATCGTGGTCGGCTCCATGATCTCGTTCCCCGGCGACGGCGCGCAGTACTCAGTCACCGCGGTCACAGGGTCAAACACTCCCTTCACTCTCCAACTGGGAACACCGTTGCTAGTTGCCGAGGCCGCAGGGACCCCCGTGAACCACAACCCGCAGTGGGTACCCATTGGGCTGTTTGAGATCGCCACTACGACCGTGGACGACACCTCCTTGGACTTGGTGACGACCCTCCAGGTCTACGACCGCTCGTGGGTCATCTCCCAGCGTCAGTTCATTCAGGCGTACATCTTCCCGATGACTGCTTCTGGGAACTTCGTGGACGAGATGGTGTTCCTGCTCAACTTCGTGTGGGGTACCAACCAGGCTACGGGCACTCCGATCCCCGAGTCCCCCCCCCTCAATTTCAACATCGTCCCGACCTCCTTGAGCGTGCCAGCCGCGACCTACGACCAAGGTTCTGATCCTTGGCAGGCGGCGATGGACATGGCCGAGTGCGTGGGGTATGAGCTGTACTTCGATGTCTATGGCAATGTCGTAGGCCACCCGATCCCGAACCCCTTCAACCGTCCTGTGACCTGGAACTTCACTGACCAACCGGACAATATCTACGGGACTGGGGGGTCAGGCTCAGGTGGAGGCTCATCGACCCTCCTCGGCTCGGTGTACTCGACTCCGACCGCAGTGCAGAACCAAATGACCCGCGACGGGATCTACAACGACGTCTACATCACCGGAGTAGGAACGTCCAACGCTCCATACTCGACGACGGGTAGTGACGCTCCTGTCCTAGCCGAGGCTGCTGATGTCAGTCCTGCGACAACGAGCCCCACGTCGATCTACGGCCCGATGGGGGATATCCCTGAGTTCGTTTCGTCCAACCTCGTGAGTAGCGGTGGACAGGCCTTGCAGATGGCAAAGAGCGAGCTCCTGCTCACCCTGTCTGCCTCTTGGACCATCACCCTCACGATCGCCCCGAACCCGATCTTCGATATCGACGACGTTGTTACTGTCACCCACGCGCGCGTCGGACTAGCCAACGTCCCGATGGTCATCGACACGATCGACTATATGGTCAGCTATGGCGACCTCTGCACGATCACAGGCCGCGTCCTTCAGGCCGGCACGCAGACGGGGACGGTCGCGTGGAAGGCTTACCAAGACGGCAGCGCCAACAACCAAGGCCTGAGCCTCACCGGCATCGTGGACAGCGTTCAGTCCCCTGCCTATGGGACCAACTCTGCTTTCGCCCAAGCGGCCCAGAGCGTCTACACCGGCTCGTACTTACAAGGGCCCTACGGAGACACCAACGCTCAGGGCGCTGCTACTGGGTCTGCCTTCTCGGCTGAGGCAATCATTGAGTGGCCCTTCATCGAACCGACTCTTCCGATCACGGGCATTGCGCTCACTCGGATAGAGCCAGGCGGTAACCAGTGGTCGATAGGTCTGAGCGCGAACACGGCTTTCATCGAGTACAAGTGGACCGACTCAACAGGGACGGTCAATACCTTCACCGGGACCAACACGATCGCCCCCTTGACGGCTTACTGGGTGCAGCTTGCTTGGGACGGCTCAACGCTCTACGGCTTCGTGAACGGGGTTCTCGACCTGTCCACAGCGATGACCTCAGTGATGACCCCCTCCGCGAACGGTGCCCTCCGCATAATCGGCAGTTCGGCGATGGGGGACATTACGGTAGACGAGGTGAGGATCTCCGATGTAGCTAGGAACACCTCTGGGTATACCCCGGCGACCGCCCCCTTCACCTCGGATGCCAACACAGGCGCCCTGTACCACCTGGACGCCGGGTTCATCACGGAAACGATATGACCCGCCCCGCTGCCCCTGGAAGCCCTCACAGCCTCTCACAGGCCCTTCGTAGAGGGCTCTCCGCTAAGCCCTTCAACCAGGACACGATCCAGTGGGGCATCGTTGCCGCAGTTCACGGGTCCACAAGCACCATGCTCAGTATGGCCGCTTCGGAAGGCGACACCACGATCTATACAGCGGGTCCGGCAGTCGTGAACGACCTCTTGGTGATCGGGAATGTCACCACCACTGTCCAACCTCGCGTTAAATCAGTCACGGGCACTGGGCCCTACACGGTCATGCTCTGGCAGCCCCTCACGATGGCCTACACGACTGGGACCTCGGTAACTGCTCTACCGACCATCGACGTGTACCTGAACGGCGCGCAGAACCCCACCCCTGCTTCATCTTTGACTTGGGGGATAGGGGTCGCTTATGGGACCACTCCCCCTGCGGTCGGAAGTGTGATCCCTCTGTTCCGAGGTATTGGAGGGCTCAAGTCGGATCGTTTCGCCCTCAGCCCCGGGGGGGATTGGATCATCACTGGTGATGGACCACCCACGAGCCCACCGCCAAACGGAACTGTTGGAGTTCTTTACCTCGACATCCTCAACGGTGGCATTTACCAATGGACCAACCCATTCCCCGCCTCCCCAGGCAGCGAGGCATGGGTACAGGTGGGTGGCTTCGACCCCCTGGCAACCTATTCGGGGATCTCAGTTCAACAGGGTGCGAACTCGTTGGTCTACGTGGAGGCCGTCGGGGCTGGCGGCGCCGTGTCCGCCTTTTGGGTGCAGGCCAACGGCACTCCTGGCGCCAACCTTGAGATCCTAAGCGGGGCCTTCAATGCCCTATGGGGCTGGGGACAGGACGGCGGGTACATCTTGCCAGCCGCCGATAATCTCCCGTCCTACGGTTCGACCGTCTATTCCTCGGCGAGCGCCCCCGTGTCTGGTGCCTTTGGTTCCGACGGTGATTGGTGTCTTTCCGAGGACGGGAACATCTACTACAACGACTCTGGGGTCTGGGTTCTCTACGGCGCGGGGTCTTCGGCTTGGGCGACTGGGACCGTAACGTCGGTCACCTACGGCAACCCGAGCACGATCAGCACCGCCTCCGACACCGATGTCCCGACGATCGCCTCCTACATCCCCTACGTCGATGACGTTGCGTTGATCGGAGTAGGGACGGGCTACGGGACCTCTGGGTTGGTCGGGGTGGGCGCGATCGTTTCAGCCGGGGGTGCCACGGTCGGGCCAGGGCAGTACAACCTCACGGCTCCTCCTGGGACCACCGCGATATCGGTCACGCTCATTGGGGGGGCGGGCGACACTACCTACGGAGGTTTCGGGAGCCTCATAGTCGGCACATACCCGATGACGGGTGGACAGGGGTGTCAGATCAACGTGGGAGCGCAGGGTGGTGGTAGCGGAACTGGGGGCGGCGGCGATGCTGGCGCGAATGGCTCGCCTGGAGGTGCCGCGACCGATCTCCGTGTGGGCGGGACGGGACTGTCTGACCGCGTTCTAGTCGCAGCAGGTGGTGGCGGGGAAGGGTACGGGGCTGGTGCGACATATGGTGGCGGTGGCACTGGCGGCGGTACGACAGGAGGCTCCGGTGCTGAGGGCAGCATCGGAGGGGCCGGTCCTGGCACAGGGGGCACACCGAGCGGTGGAGGCACGGGCGGTGCCGGATTTGGTGGCAGCAGCAGTGGTACGGGTGGGACTTCAGGTGCCGGTGGTGACGGTGGCGGTGGTGCGGGCTTCAGTCAATGCGGCGGTGGCGGCGGTGGGGATGGCCTCTACGGCGGTGGCGGTGGCGGTGGCGGTTATGAGGTCGGTGGTTCGGGTGGTGGTGGTGGTGGTGGTGGCTCTGACTACATAAGCGGCTCAGCGACCGTTACCACTCACACTCCCGGCTACGAGGCTGGTGACGGTTCGGCGACCTACGCCTGGATCATTTAGGAGGGGCGATGACATCACCTGCGCTTACAACTTGCTACGACGCGGTGGCGATCGACACGATCCCTGGCACACCCAAGGCGTTGCTCGGCTACGTCGACGTGTGGGACGAGCAGACCGGGCGCTCCAACTATCAGTCCATGCGCGAGCGCTGGCCGGAAGCCATTGTCGTGCCCATCACTGTGGGGGGGTCCCACGCTCTCACCTACGACGGGCGTCGCCCGATCATGGTCGACATGGAGACGGGCGACCTCACCCCGGCTGAAGCGGCGCAGTGGTGCTACGAAGAGCTCCAACTCGGAGCGCCGTCGTGGGGGGAGGTCATCCCTTGGTTCGGAGCCTGGTGGAACGGGGTGCCAGACCTTGCAATGCCCCCTCCTCCTTGGCCGCAGCTACCTACCCCAGTCGGGCACCAGTACGAGCGCGTTGGCCCACCTCCGGGGCACTACGACATGTCGGTGGTCCTGACCTCATGGCTACTGGCGCCGTCCCCGCCTACTCCCTACTGCCAGTCCTCTAACGGGCTGGCGATGCAAGACGCACTGGTCGCGGTCGGCCTGCGAATGGGCGAGCCACCGCCCCCTCAACCAAAGGAGACTGAAGCCATGTTCGTTCGTAACCCTGGCCCTGCTGCGGTAGATGGCCTCCCAGAGGGGGCTATATGCCTCTGTAGTCCCGCAGGAGCCGTGAACCTAGGAACCGACTGGGCCACGATCGTCGACGACTACCAAGCTGCCAACGTGCCTCTCATACTCCACCAGGACGCTGGCCTTCTGGCCCGTTTCACGAAGATCGCTCTCCACTAAGGCGTGCCGGTGTTCTTTGCGGCGACCGTCCCAGCCTCGCAAGCGGTCCAGCAGGCGACCAGCGCATCGGACCTCCACTTCTATGTGACCACGGTCCTCATCGCCGTGGGGGTGGGCGTAGTGGGCTGGCTCTTGCGTCGGGTGATCCGCGAGAACGACAACGCCATAACGACCCTTGGCACGGACATAAAGGAGACCAACGACAAGCTCGATGCCACCAACGGCAGGCTTAGCGATGTCGCGACGGCCGTCGCAAGGCTCGCCGGCACGATCGAAGGCGCTGAACGTGCCAACGTGAAGGAACGCCAACGCGTGCAGCAGCGCGAGCCCAATACCGTAGCCGAGGTGGCACAAGCCAAGGTGTACGCCGAGCAGGCTGCGGCTACCGCTGCGGAAACGAACACCAAACTGGACAACATCCATGTGCTGGTGAACTCCAACCTGACCGCCTCGAAGCAGGCCGAATTGGACGCCACCCGGCGCGAGCTTCTGCTGCTCAAGGCCGTACCGTTGCCTGACGAAGAGGCCTTGGCTGCCACGAAGCTAGCGGAGGCCCGTATCGCTGAACTTGAGGCTCAACTCGCCGACCGAAAGGGAAATCAACCATGACACCCACGCCCCCTACCCCCCCGACTCCTACACCCGCGCAGCCCTCATGGGTCAAAGGCATATCCAAGTTCCTCGCAGCCCTGACAGGCGCGGCCGGTGAAGCTGTGGCCGCGGGCCTAATCAACGGCACCGACGCCAAATGGGCTGAGATCGCAATCGGCGTTGTCACCGCTGCCGTGGTTTATTTAGTCCCGAGTAGCTAGTGAAGGTCGCTGCTCTAGCGGTCGCGGCTGGCCTTGTAGTAGGTGGGGTGACCACGACTGGCTACTACGCGATGGCCCCAGGGACAGAACTGCGCGTCACCTGCCCCACCCACCTTGGAGAGGTCACACCCGGAAGTGCCTACCTGTTGGCCTGTACGCCCTCAGGAGCTACGACCACTACCCTAGGCACCACGACTACGACCGTGCCCTCTACGACGACTACAGAGGCCTCTCCGACAACCACTACCCCCTCCCAGGTGGGCTACTTGACCCCTCCCGCGTCGCTGATGCCGGACAGTATCTTCAACCAACCAGTCACAGGCTGGTCCGTAGCGTCTGACTCGGCCCAGCTCGTCGGTGACTTCGTGGGAGGACCAGGGGCGTACATCCCTGCCGGGGGTTATGTGAACAACTACGGCAATGTCGGAGTCTCCACGCAACCCGGCTACTGGGTCCCGACTGACCAACCTGACGTCTCGTTCTCACAGACCCCGAGCTCGGCTGGTTGTAGCGCAGGGCCGTTCGTCGGCACCACCCCCGGATATGTCCCCACCGAGGTCCCCATCCCATCGTTTGCCGCACTGAACGGCTCGGGTGACAATCCTCTCGATGTCTGGAGTGCCAACAGTCTCGTGGAGATATGGCAGGCCAACCAGCTCAGCTCGACGTCTTGGGAGGGCTGCTACGGGGGCTCCGGCGCCATGAGTACCTTCACGGGCATCTTCGCCAACAACAGGGGCCGCTCGGCGACGAGCATCTCGGAGATCGCCACGATGGTCACCGAAGCTGACGTTGCCTCGGGTTCGATCAATCACGCCCTGTCGATCAACATCACCGACTGCAACGGCTGGATATTGCCAGCGACCCGCGGTGACTGTGGCAACGACCCCGGCGAGCCGGCTGAGGGTCAGTGGTTCCGCTTCGCTCCCGGTACTGTCTGCTCTCCTTCTCAGTGCAGCACGCCCTATGCCCGCATGGTCTTCAACGCCATCTCCAAATACGGCATGGTCGTCATGGACCAGAGCGGCGCCTACCAGATCAACCAGGAAGCACAGGCCGACTGGGCCAACGAAGGCGAACCCGGTACTGACCCGATCACTAAGTCATGGGACGGCCAGCAGGAGTACACCGTCATTGCCAACCTCCCTTGGTCTGATCTTCAAGTGCTCAATTACCCGTGAAAGGACCCGTCCCATGACCATGCTCCTAGAGCCCCCTGTACGGCACTGGGCGTGCCCCTCCTGCCAAATGGAGGCCGAGACGATCACGCCGGGGGTGCGTATGCACCCCTGCCGCGGGTTGAACGGCCTGACCGTCTCGATGGTTGAGGTACCCAAGGCTGGGACGATGCCCCACGCGCGGCACCGAGTCCTTGAACGTCAGGACTACTGCGCCGACGTCGACCGAGTTATGTCTGTGCTGACCGACTACCCCGACGGGCGTAACGACTGCACGGTTTACCCGATCACGGCCCGCTTTGATGTGAGTGCCCTCACGCCTGGGCACAACGCTTCCACTGTCGGGGGGAGCATCACGGTCACGCCGGGGACGGCAGGGGTGGGGGTCGCGAACTTCCGTAGGCCAGTGATCCACGACCCGATCACGGCCCGCATGTACGAGCTCGCTCGGCGAAGTGGGGCGCGCATGGCATGGAGCGCCTCGGGTGCTTTCGCCTACGCGATGCTCCAGCTTGCTTCCAAGGCAGGGCAGAACCTCTCCTCGGACACGTACAAGACCGCCCTCTACACCTCAAGCGCCACGCCCGATAAGACAGTGACGACCGCGGCCCTCACCGAGTACAACGGCGCTGCGAGCCAATGGGTGACAGGTAATGAGGTTTCCAGCACCAACTACACCGCGGGTGGGACAGCAGTCACACCGATCTCGCTCAGCCAGACAACCAACGTCGTCACTTTCACTTCAAGTGGCTCCCCAAGTTGGTCCCTCGTCACCTTCACTACATATGGCTGCTTGGTCTACGACTCCCAAAGCGGGCAGAGCAACGTCGGTTTGTGCTTCAACTATTTCGGTGGCATACAGGAGGTCACCGTGGGGAACTTCGCGATTAGCTGGAACGCCAGTGGCATCCTGACGATAACGACCTGATGGAACTCAGGTATAACAACCAGGCTGGCACCCTCGGGTCGTTGCCCCTCACTTCTGGTGGCACGACGATCACCTTTGCGGTCGCGCCCAACTTCGCCACGCTGACTACCGGGCAGTTCATCAAGCTCGTCCTAGACGCAGGGCAAAGCACGTTTGAGATCGTTTACCTGACCGCGTACACAGTGGCAGCGACCACTGGGACCATCACGCGTGCGGCGGAGGACTCGACGCTCTGGCCCGCGGTAGCCCACACCTCCACGAGTGGGCCAAGCGGCGGAGCCGCGACGTGGGCGTGCGTGCCGACTGCAACAGGACAGGATTACCCTGGCGAGTTCCTTATCGCCAGTCAGGTGTTGGCAAGTCCCGCAGCGTCGGTCACTTTCAGCAGTATTCCCAGCACCTACAACCACTTGCGGTTGGTCGCGGTAGGGCGATCCTCGGATGCCGTGGAAGCTGACGTCGTCTACTTACAGTTCAACGCCGACACCGCAGCCCACTACGACACGGCCCTATTTTATCCCAGCTCCAACACCTCAGCCTCCTTTGAGGTCGAGTACGGCATAGACCAAATATGGGCCTCCGATTTCCCGGGGACCAGCGCCACGGCCAATCTTCCCGGCATGTGCATAATGGATATCCCCGCGTATGCCGGCACCACGTTTGAGAAGTTTGTCCAGATGGCAGCGGGGTACATGGACGCCGTGGCAGGGAGTTCCCCCACGAATGTGTGGGCGGCTTTCGGTGTGTGGCGCTCGACCGCTGCGATAAATGCCATCAAACTGTTCCTGGCTAGCGGGGACAACTTCGTGACTGGCTCCTCGTTCTACCTGTACGGCGTCACCTAAATGACCAGTAGCGCGGGCTATGGCTACGGCGGAGCCGCCTATGGGACGGTGCGCTACGGCGTTCCTTACATTCCCCCAGTTTCAGGTGTTACCGCTACAGCAGGTGTCGCGCAGGTCACGGTCACCGCCTACGGCGCGACGGTAAGTGAGACCGTCACTGCTGGCCTAGCCGCCGTCACGGTTGCAGCGCAGCAACCCACCGCTAAGGTCACGGCACCAGCGGGGCTCGCCGCGGTCACCGTCGCAGCTCTCAATGCCGAAGGTGTTGCCAACGCAGCGCCCGCGGGCACCGCTCAGGTCTCGGGCACTGCCTATAACCCGACCGTCACCGTCACCGCGACTGCTGGCGTAGCTGCTGTTTCCGTAGCGGCCAACGGCCCTACTCCTGTAGCAACAGTCGTTCCCTCCGTTGCCCCCGTTGTCGTCACCGCAGAGGCCCCTACAGTCTCCGTACAAGCCCCAGCAGGGCTCGCGGGGGTTACAGCTGCCGCGTGTGGTCCGACGGCCTCTGGGGCCGCTGTAGCGGGCGTGGCAAACGTCTCAGCTACAGCCGAGAGCCCGACCTCGGGGCTCACTGTTCCCGCGGGGTTGGCCCCGGTCACCGTCGAGGCTTACAACGCGACGGGGATCATCTCGACCACCGTCATCGCGTACCCAGGTGTGGCGCAGGTCTCGGTTACTGCTTACGGCGCGCTGCCCGCGGTCTCGGCTCTCCCGAGCACCGCCCAGACCACCGTCGAAGCCTTCACTGCCGCCTGTGGTGTCGTTGCCGTACCTCAGACCGCGCAGGTTGTGGTCGGGGCACTCAACCCTGGCATCCGTCCCACCCAAGGGGTCGCTTACGGGTACATCGTGGCGAGCTCGGCCCTCGGCTCTCTCGTGGCGGCTAGCGCGAGCGGGGACATCCTTGCTACCTCAGCCTCAGGGTCCTTAGCGGCCGACGTCGCGAGCGGGGACCTCCTAGCATCTTTGGCAACAGGGACCATCACCTAAGGAGCGCCATGCAACTCGTCTTACCAACGCCGCTCTACGAAGGGACGGCTGTGACTCTGGTGGAAACCTTCGCCGTTCCTCCGGTGCCTTACACGGGCCAGCCCCAGAGCGAGTGGACGCCGACGGACCCGACCGTTGTGACCCTTACCTTCATTGCTGGCGAGGGTGCAGCCCCTGAGACGTGGACTTATCTTGGGACCGGGAGCATCAACAAGGTGGCAACCGGGGTCTACAGCGCCGAACTCCCCACGACCGCCGTTGGGACTTGGCAGGTCAAATGGGTCGGGACGGGTTCCTGCGCCGCCGTTGATGTTGGAGGGTTCCCGGTCACAGCTACGCCCTTCTAGTTGCGAGAACCCCCGCTAGTGCGGGGGCCTCGCCCATGCCATACCATGCCGAACCCCACCATGCCCCACCCCACCTAACCGTAGCCAACCACACCACACCTCGGGTAGAACCTGGGATCTTGCATCGGGCCTCGTTCCTTCGGGAGCGGGGCCTTTTTTCATTTAACCACTGGCTCAGCCCGCCTTCAATGCCCTGATGGCCGTCCGCGCGGCCATCTGGTCCCACCCCGCGTAAATGGCAGTCGTCGCGGGTGAGGCGTGGCCGAGAACTTCTTGGACCAAGCGCAGATCATGGGTCTGCGCGTACAAGCGCGTGGCACTCCAGTGCCTTAACCGGTGGGCACCACCGAGGATGCCCAGCTTGTGCATCAACCCCCCGATCGCATGGCTCACGGCCCCCGCGCTCATCCCCCCGAACACGAATTCACCGGAGGGCTCTGGAAGCCTCGCTAAGGCTGCCAACACGTCGGGGTGGGCTGGTATCGCGCGCTCGCGGTTGCCCTTGCCTACGACCCGCAGGAGGCCCTCGGTCAGCAGCACGTCCTCAACGCGGAGGCTGGCCACTTCGCAGCACCTCAGGCCGGCGAGACTCGCGAGCAAGATCATCGCGCGCTGCTTGGAGTTCGCCCCGTCCAACAGCCGCGTCAGTTCCTTGTCGGTGACGGGCCGGGGGAGGCGACGACGGAGCTTCGGGGGGCGGATGCGCGCGGTGGGGTCGGACGAGAGAAGCCCCTCGCCCTGCGCCCAGCGGAAGAAGCAGCCCAAGTGGCTGAGCCACACGGCGCGTGATTTGCTCGAAAGTTCTCTCCCGTCCAGCCAGTCCTCCACCTGCTCGCGGGTGCAGTCGAAGCCGACCTGCTCGGCGAACATCAGGAGGGAGCGGCGGCGTTTGTCGATCGTCAGGACCGCCAGCCCCCGACGTTCTTGGGCTCGGGTCCACTTGCGTACCAAGTCTGTGTCCTTCATCGTGTCTCCGTTCGTAGGGGGTTGTGCTTACACCATAGGCCCACCCGTGCGACCTGTCAACATGGAACTGCCCCCGGCCGTGCGATGGCGGGGGCAGTTCTGGGTCCCCTACGAGAAGGACGCACTCCCACCGTAGCAGGCTTCGCTTGACTGTCACACGGCTGGGTGTAAGCTAGCTTTACAACACCCCTACGGACAGGAGACTGCAATGTCAGACACCGTAACACTCACGACTGAGGAGCGCCAAGAGCAGTGGCTCAAGGGCCTCCGCGAGATAGTCGAGTTCCTCCACAACCACCCCGAGGCCATCAACACCTACTCCTCCCTGCGAGTCCCAATGGGCGTCGACAGCACCGAGGACCTCATCGACCGGGCAACTGCCATTGGTGGTAAGTGGGACAAGGAGGAGGGCGAGGAGTACTTTCACCTCGTCAAGCACTTCGGCGAGCACCAAGTCAGGCTCATGGTCAAGCGGGACCAGGTGTGCGAGCGCGTCCTGATCGGCAACGAGACGGTTGAGGTCCCCGACCCCAACGCGCCCAAGGTCACGATCACCCAGCCCGTGTACGAGTGGCGCTGCCCTGACTCGCTGCTGGCCCTCGCTGAACCCTCGCCCTCCGAGATCGTGCCCCCGACCGACGACGATGATATTGAGCCGTTTTGACTCGGCCCGCACCAAAGGCGTCCGACAAGGACCTGGCGGAGAACGCCCACAAGTACCGCGACCCCCGCACAGGTGACCTCCTCATCTCCGTGACCCGCGTGGTCGGCTCCTACGACGACGGTGACAAGCTAGGGGCCGGCGCGGGAGCAGCCGTCAAGCTGACCAAGGAGGGCAAGAACTACCGCGAGGTGTGGAACGCGAAGCGCGACCTCGGCTCCCGCGTCCACAAGCACGCCGCTGACTGGGCGCAAGGCAAGACCGTGGACGTCCTCGACACCGACGGGCCCTACCTAGATGCGATCCTCGCCTTCTGCCAGTCGGTTAGACCTGAGTGGATCGCCGTGGAGCGCGCTGTCGTGTCCTCTCTCGGATATGGCGGTCGTTTTGATGCTGTGGCCGAGATCGGGGGCGTGTCTACCCTCCTTGATTTCAAGACGGGTCGCGCCTGGTTGCTTGAGTTGTCGATGCAGCTCAGCGCGTACAGGTTCGCAGATGGGATGGTGGTCTACAACGCCGAGGGCAAGGCCGTCATGGTAGAGCCCATGCCCCATGTGGAACGCTGTGCTGGACTGTACCTCGACGAGACTGGCACCGCCAAGATGGTTGAGGTCGACGCCGACGAGGCTGCCTTCGGTGCCTTCTGTCACCAGCTATCGGTGGTGCAGTGGGCCAATGCTACGAAGGCGAGGAAGCCATGACCCTCCTGCCTCCAGACGCGGTGTTCGTCCCCCTACCCACAGAGGACCGCTTGGCGAAGCTGCGCGAGCCCTTCCCCGAGGAAACCGTCGGCAAGCTCCCGGCCACCGAGAAGCGCCCCATTGAGCTGGACTACGTGGGCCACGCAGCCGTCACTGACCGCCTCCTGAGCGTTGACCCCCTCTGGTCGTGGGAGCCCCTTGTGGTGGACGCCCTCGGGATGCCCGTCTACGACGAGTACAAAGGGTTGTGGATCAAGCTCACCATCTGCGGGGTCACTCGCCTGGGCTACGGCGACGGCCCCGACCCCAAGCAGCGGATCTCCGACGCGATACGAAACGGGGCAATGCGCTTCGGCGTGGCCCTCTACCTTTGGGGCAAAGATGAACTCGAGTCGCTGATCGGCAACGAGACGGTCGCTGCTTCTCGGAAGCGCCGGCCCCCGCGAAGCTCGACCCCCGTCCCGCGCGAATCTTCCTCAGCCCCGCCTCGTGCGGGCGGGGAACCCAACCGTATGCCCGCCACCGACCGCAACCGCCTGAAGGCCTACCTCGCGAGGCTCAAGCCGCCCGTCACAGACGAGGAAGCCATCGTGACGTGGTTGAGTGCCCTCAACGCCCTATCGGGGCGCCCTGAGCCACTGAGGCACCTTAGCGACCTCTCCGCGGCCGAAGGGGCGGCGATCTTGGTTGAGTTGGAGATCACATGAACTGGCGCCTGTGGATCGCCATCCTCGTTGCCTTCATCGCCGGCCAGGTCGTCGGGGGGTGGCTCCGGTGAAGACCGCCATTACTCACGAGGTCGCGTTTCGCCTTGATCCCGGCGAGGGTGACGTTGTGCGCTCTCGTGGGACTGGCTGGGTGCGTCTAACGAATGTGACCATCTCCCTGCGCCCTGACGGGACGACCCGCGTCTGGGCGGCTGGGGACTACTGCCGCAAGGACGGCACGCCCGACAAACGTCGCGGTGGCCCGACCCTCGTGTCTGTGGACCTCCCCGACCCCAAAGAATGGATCGCGTGGGCCTGGGCTGCCGTGGGGCCGAAGCTATGAGCCGCCCATCCCAACCCATCTGGCAGGACCCCAAGGACTTGCGCTGTGAGTCCTGCGGTGCTCCTGCCGAGGTCGTTCTTGACGATGGCGGGCTGTGGTGCATCAACTGCGACGTGGCTGCGCGGGAGGCGGGCTACGACAACGACCCCGCCTAGCCGAGGACGAGCTTGAGGAAATCGACGGGCTGCTCTACGCCCGCCGCAAAACATCCGCAACAACCTGAACCCAAGAAAGGAACCACCTGTGGCACGCAAAGTCGAAAGGCTCACCGAAGAGCAGGAGCGCTACATGCCCGTGTTCCGGGACGAGTGGATACGGCGCGGCTTGGCAACCGGGCCATGTGATCGTGCGGTAATCGAAGCTGCCGTGAAGAAGATGTACCGAGGTGCAGGCAAGAAGGAGCCTGGGATAATCATCTGGGTCGAGTCGCCGCTAGGCGGATGTTTGGCCGCTGGGTTGCTTAGCAACCCATCCGTGGGGACCTCCGTGGGGGACTCCGTGGGGGCCTCCGTGCGGGCCTCCGTGTGGACCTCCGGGGGGGACTCCGTGGGGGACTCCGTGTGGGACTCCGTGTGGACCTCCGTGCGGGCCTCCGTGGGGGACTCCGTGCGGGCCTCCGTGTGGACCTCCGTGCGGGACTCCGTGTGGGACTCCGTGTGGACCTCCGTGCGGGACTCCGTGGGGGACTCCGTGTGGACCTCCGGGGGGGACTCCGTGGGGGACCAAATCTACCGTGCTTGCTATGGCCAGCATGACGCGAACTGGGTTGCCTGGGCGCGGTTCCTTCAGGATGTCGGCGCGAACGTTGGGAGCTCGGACCATGAACTCTGGTTGCGGGCTATGGATGAGATGACGGACACGAGCTGGTGGTGGCCGTTCGAGAAAGCCGTCATTCTCAGCGAACGCCCCCTCACTCTTACCCGCGACGCCCAGGGCCGGCTCCACTCGACGACGGGCCAAGCAATCGGCTACAGCGACGGGTGGGGAGTCTGGGCCGTCCATGGCGTGCGCGTCCCGCAATGGGTCGTCGAGCAACCCGAACTCATTACGCCTGAGAAAATCCTCGCCGAACAGAACCAGGAAATCCGACGGGTAATGGTCGAACAAATGCCGGGTGGCTGGCAACACTTCGTCGATATGGCGAAGCTCAAACTCATCGACGAGTGCCCCGACCCAGGGAACCCTCCCTATATGGTCAGGCTCTACTCTCTTCCGGCCGCTCTAGGCAGCCACAAGCTCATTATCGTCAACAACGCCACCATCGAGCGTGACGGCTCGCGGCGTTCTTACGGCATCACCGTCAGCGCAAACTGCAAGACCGCCATGGAGGGCGCCAGTTCCACCTTCGGCCTCTCTGTCGATCAGTACAAAGAGTTAGCCCGGGCAACCTAGCCCGCAAATGATAGAAAGGAACGCAATGACACTCACACTCGCAATGGCCGAACAGACCACCGGAATAGAGGTGCTGGATTACCTCGACAGGCAAGCCGAAGTTCCCATCCTGACCGGCATACAGCGTCAAGGCGACGTAATCGTCATCCCCCAGCGCCCGGGCCTTGTCTCAGGCGCCAAGCTAATCACCGACGCAACCCCGGTGGTCCGCGGCGAGAACGGCGGCAATACTCACGCTCTCGTAGCCGACGGCCCGTGCACCTGGGCAGCTCGTGAGCGCGTTAGTGCAACCGAACCGGACCTCGGCACGCTCACCGTCCCTGAAGGTTCGGGAGCGTTCCTCGCCCATCCAGAGCATGGCTTCTTGGGTATCGGCCCGGGCCAGTACATCATCCGTCGCCAGGTCGAGGAAGCCGATAGAGCTCGGCTCGTCGCCGACTGAACAGCGCCGCCAACGAAATGGACCGCTGCGGCGGCGTTAGCGTCCCGTCTCGCACCGCCTTGGTCAAGCGCATCGACGCCTTCCTCAAAGCGACTGTGAGGGACCACGCGTGACCCTCTCCATCTCCCCCACCCGCTCAGGGCTCACCACCACGATTGTCTGCCTGAAGTGCGAGCACTTCGCCGACGAGCCCCAGCCAGCGTGGATCGACACGAATGGCGACGTCTACTTCCAGGGCGAGTCATGGGAGGACTTGGTGTTCTTCGGGGAGCGCCACCGAGAATGACCAGCGCCGATGCCACCCGGAAGAAGGAACCGACCAGGGCCAGAGACAGAGCCTTCGCGCGTGGCGAAGCACTGGCGCGGCTCGCAGCCCGGTACCCCGACGAGTTTGAGGCTCTTTACGCTGAGGAGCGGCAGCGCCTTGGGCTGCCTCCGGTTGACCGCGACGCCCGGAACTTTGTCGACGCGCAACTCCTACGTCTCGTCCGCGCTGACCCCTCTCCCGGCCTAGAGGCGGCGGCGCTCGCTACGGGGCTCTCCACGGAGGGCGCTCGTCAGGGGCTGATGCGACTGGTCGCGGCCGGGAGCCTCCGTATCGTGCCCACTGCCAAGAGCGGAAGGAGTGGGAGGAAGCGTACGACCTACGCCGTAACGCAGAGAGCCGGTCCTTGACAGGGCCGGCTCTATCTGGTTACGCTTGGTTCGCTGACAACCAAGAGCCACCCTAGCACAGACGGGTCGTTTAGTCCACGAGACGGATTCACACGGAGCGCCGGGCCCGTCAGCCGGCGGCGAGTTGGGAGCACAGACCCTGATCCCGATGGCAAGGGAAGCCCTCAAGTCAAGGCGCGTCCGGTGCGAGGCCCAGTCAGCAGCTTCCCTACCAACATCCCGACCGTGTGGTGACGCTGACGACTTGGCTCCAAAAGCGAAAACCTCTCCTAACACTAGGGGAGGGTTCTGCCTCTAACTCTCACCAAAAGCGATCAGGGAGAACCGAAGCAACCACCTCTTAGGTGTAGCATCGCCAACCACCAAAAAGAAGCGGACCTGAGGCTTCCCCACCCCAGGCCCGCCCTAGACAGAGGAGGCATCCCTCTTGACAGCGACTTTACCATTACCACTCGCATTGCCCCCCAAACGCGAGCGCCCTGGTATCCCCCCCGACTTCGTTCCTTCCAGAGACAGCCTCTTGTGGGCCGCTGGGCGCGGGTACGACCGCCTCGACCTGGACTACGAGAACGAGCAGTTCGTCCTCTACCACCTCGGTCACGCGACCAAGTGGAAAAGCTGGGACCTCGCGTGGCGGAGCTGGATCGCGCGCTCAGCCCACGACAAGGCTTCGGCCCTGAACGTGGGGCGTCCTTCGTCGGGCCTTGTCCCCTCCCGGCCTGCTCAGGTCGATGGCCGCGGCTTCCTCAGGAGAGATGATGTCCCCGAAGCCTGAGCGCGACTTTGAGGTCTCCGTCACCTGGGAGCAGGCCGACGACCGCGCCTTCCTGTTCTACGCCCGCTCCCGCTTCATGGCCACCCGCTCCGAGGCCCACGCGGTCCACATGGAGGAACTGAACTTCAACGGCTACCTCGACCCGGCCCGCGAGGACATCCGCAACGTCGCGATTGAGAAGCGCTACCGCGGGCGGCAGATCGACTGCTCCGACACCCCCTGCTCTCCTGAGCGCAACCAGCACTGGCTAGGAGAGGTACGGAAGAAGGTGTTGTCATGCACGGGACCGCTCGCGAACGCACTGAAGACGACACTGTGAGCCGCGGGTGTACCTTCTGCACCCACGTCGGCCAGCGCTGTCCTGACTGCGTGGCCTACCTCCAAGCGGAACTGATGGCACCGAGCCCCTTCCGCCCGACTCCCCTCACCTTGGCAGCGCTACTCCACAAGCGCCGCCCGCGCGTGCGGGGATGACCACCGCCGACGAGAACCGCCGCAGAGGCTCCATGGCCGTCTGGCTCCCTAAGGAGCTCGTTGAACGCTTAGGGGTGGTGGCCGACGAACGGATGATCTCGCGCACGATCCTGACCCGCCGCCTGCTTGAGGAGGCCCTTGACCGCCTTCTTCCTGCCGGCGACTTCCTGTTCAAGCCGAAGCCGTGAAGCGCTCACCCCTTCGGCGGATCTCGGAGAAGCGCAAGGCGCAGCTCCCAGCGCGCCGCAAGTGCGTCCAGGTGGTGCTTGAGAGGGACAAGGTGTGCCAGTTTCAGCCGCGCCTTGAGGCCTACTGGCGCGAGAACGGCCTGGACGCGTACAAGCAGCTTGTGGCGGGCCTCCCCCTCCATGACTGCTGGGGCCCTCTGGACGTGCATGAACCGGGCCACCGCTCGCAGGGGGCTGATCCAACCGACCCCGCGGCATGTGTTCTCGTTTGCAGGGGGCATCACGACTTCCTGCACTCCCGACCTCTGATCGCTAAAGCCTTGACTCTCTGACGCCGAAGTGTAAGCTAGCTTTACAACCCCTACGAAACGAGGACCCCATGACTGTCACCGAGACAAAGGCCCCACCCTTCGGGGTGGAGCACGTCAAGGTCGTGTGCCGCGACATCCTTCTCCCGCCAGATACCGACCCAGAGGTTTTGCTCTGGGGCTTCCGCCTGAACGGCTTGGACATGGTTTCAAGCCATGAGTACCGCTGGCCGTTCCCTGGCCGCTGGGCCGAGGCTACAGGGCCGTTTACCGAAGGTGGGGACGGGTGCCCTACCGCCGAGGGCGATGGACTATGCGTGGCGAAGACAATTGAGGGCTCGCAGTCTGGCAACGGTCGGTTCGGAAAATCTCTCGGGCTGCTTATTGCTTACCTGCCTGGCGACCTGTTGGCTGAGTCGAGTCACAAGCTGAGGGTCAAGAAGGCATGGGTAGCGGATGTGTTCGATCCAGTACGGGCATTGCTCCTGTCCAGGGCCAACCTGTCCAGGGCCAACCTGTCCGGGGCCGACCTGTACGGGGCCGACCTGTACGGGGCCGACCTGTACAGGGCCAACCTGTCCGGGGCCAACCTGTCCGGGGCCAACCTGTCCAGGGCCAACCTGTCCGGGGCCGACCTGTCCGGGGCCAACCTGTCCGGG